GAGCAGTTGGATCATTCATAACTTCAAACATACTGAATGCAGCCTTAACTCCAACATGGGCAATGAACTTCTTGGTAAGCTCAGCGATCTCATCCTCAAGGCTAGTCACAATGTCCTTAGTGGAATATTTATCACTGTAGCCAGCCAGCTTCTTAGCTTGTACAAAATCACCCCGTGCCTCTTCAAAGAGGACAGAAAGAAATCTCTGTTGGTTATCTGTAAGCTCTCTAGCCATGTTCTTATCCAATCGGAATAAAAGTTTCAGTTACAGTACAGGCAGCATCCAGCCTCATTGCGCTGTTGCTTGTAGCCTTAACTTTTACAGTATCCCCCGGCTGCAATACAAGAGTTGCTCCTGTAAAAAGGATAAACTCCCCAATGGAAATATTCTTTCCACCAAGGAGGTGGCAGATTTCACCATCTGTTGCAGTAGTCCAAGTCACATCAATAGAAGGACTGTCTGTCACACCAACAAGAAGAAGCATGGTCATTTCAGCTACACAGTTTGCAGGACAAGTATAGAGAGTGTAGTTAGTCCCACTTACTGTGCAGCTTATATGTAGACTTCTTGATCTAGCTGGTTTACCCTGAGATACAAGTGTCATTAGTTACCCTTTGTACTTAGAAAATCCACCGCCAGAGAGAATATCCCCCAGTTTTTGGAAAGGATTCTTTGCAGTGGGCTTTGTGGTAGTTTTAGTGATAGCGGTTACTTTTGGTCTATTGGCTGCACGACTCTTTTCACGAGCAGCTTTAGCATCTGCCTTAGCTTTCTCCATCATGCTCATCTTAGGTGCTACCTTACCAGCAACACTACGAGATGCACCACTCAAGCTTGGAGCAGCTTTCTGACCAGAGATTTCTGCAGCTTTAGCAGGACGTTTTGCAGCAGAAGAAACTTTAGGTATAGCACCTGAGGCTGAGTTTAGTCCAGCAGGTTTAGCTTTTGGTTTTGTCCCTGTAGCTGAGGCAGCTTGCTTTTTATCATCAGCTCTATCTGTAGAGTAAGACTTACCTTGCCACATGAAGGTTTTACCAGCACCTTTCTCTTTACGAGCAGCAGCGAAGGCTTCCTTAAATGTTGCCATAATTACTTCTTACCCTTCTTAGCCATACCCTTGGCTTTGGCCATGCCACCTTTAGCCATACCCATAGGCTTCTCTGCCATACCACCATATGCCATACCTTTAGTTTTAGCCATACCACCTTTAGCCATACCAGTCTTAGGTAGCATGATTGGGGTGCCGGGTTTCTTTGGCATAGGGATAGGCTTCTTCGAGATAGGTGCAGGCTTCTTTGGCATTGGAGTAGGTTTAATCATAATTATTTCTTCCCTTTGATTTTGCCAGCTTCACTTAAAGCTATGGCGATTGCTTGTTTCCGACTCTTTACAACTCGTGCTTTCTTTGGCCCCTTAGGGTCAACACCAGAGTGTAACTTTTTATCCTTGAACTCACCTAGAACCTTGGCGATCTTGGCTTGTGCTTTGGTGGGTTTCTTAGCCATTAGGATTTCTTTCTAAACTTAGCTGTCTTAGCTGCGATAGCCTTGGGCTGCTTTACAAACTGTTTACCTGCTGCAGTTCCAGCACGTTTTGCTTTAGTGGTAGCAGCATACTCAGAATCGGAAAGAGCTTCCCTAGCTTTCTTTGGGAGATAGCGTTCACCTGTCTTGTTGGAAGGCTTACCACTCTTTGTACCCCAGTCCTCTTTAGTCCACTTAGTCATAGACTTTTGAGCTTTGGTTTTCTCACCAGTGTACTTTCCACCAGCATCTTTATAGAGCTTACCTGCAAGTTGCATTGCTCTGGCAGAATGTTCTCCACCCATCTTAGCTTTGGCCTTAGCCTTAGACTTTTCCCAGAGGGCTTCGTTAGTCCTGCCCATAGTTAATCTTCTTCTTCTTCTTCGTATTCAGCCATAGGATCATTGCTTTCCCATGCTTGGCATACACGTAGGTTGTGGCAGATAAAGTCAAACTTCTTGCAGTAGCCACGGCCACCACCAGTTGCATCAAACTCGTTGAAAGGAATCTGTTCCAAAGCTTTGAGCATCTTTGGGGTATCCACGAAGTATTCGCAGTTAGCACAAAGTTGGCGACGAGCTTGTTTCTCCTCGATGTTCCAGACCTTAGCGATCTCAGACCAGAAGGGTGCGTTATCTCCGGGCTTCTCAGAGCCTTCTTCAGGCCCAAGCGTCCAGTATTCCGCAAGCCATTTGGTAATCTCAAGATTCTCTTTAGCTGTTGGAATCTCTTCAGTTGGAATCATCAGTCCAAGCATTGTCATTTAACCTTATTTATATTAAAAGCTTCTATTACCACTTAAGTCAACTCACCACTTCACTCGGTGACTCCAGAATTTTGCAGATAGCTTGGTCGTTGGCTTACCTTGAGCGTTATGTCTAGCATAGTAGCTCTTTTTTCTTGCTTTATCCTCAGCAGATTTAGGATTATCCCCTGCACCTACCACACCTTGTTGTCCAAAACGTACAAGTTTGTACTTTTCGCCCTCTTTAGCCATCACAACATGAGATTTAGTGGGGTGAGAAGGGGTTTTCTTGGGTTTATTTACACCAGATACGCCTATTTCCGCCATTTTATTTTTGATACGAGGTGGGACAGCCATAGATAAATCCTATTTCCGATGTATTGTGGTGTTGGTAGTACCCATGCTATCATCAACATTACGATAAGCCACGGGGAAGTCTCGTTGATTACAACATTTTCAACAGATTCAGTCTTAACCCTGTTATCTTGTGCTTGAATCTGCTCAACTCTATTGCTATGACCCTCAATCTTATCAATCTTTTGATCACCACTAGTCTCTGACGTACCTATCGTTTGGGTTGCTACCTTAGCCACTTGAGTATTAGCTGCTACGTTTGGCCCCGCCCCCGTCAGGAGCTTCATTGGTAGGCTGCTGCAACTGCTTAGCCCAACTATCAAGACCAAAGGCAGCACCAAGGAACGCAAAGATAGGCCACACAAGGATTTCGACAATGTTAGCATCCTTCACCTCAACGACATAAGCCAGCCAGATCAGAAGGGCTACGGCAACTTCTCTCTTGTAGGTCTTCACTTGATCAGTCCACCATTGATGACCCAGACAACTGCAGCAGATATAAATCCTCCAACAACAAACAGTAGTGACTTGTCACGAAGTTCGGTTCTACGCTTCTCCGATGCACTCATATTCTCCACTGTCTTATTCAGAACAGCGATAGTCAGATTGAGTTCATTGATGGTTGCACAGAGTCTGGCAATTTCTTCTTCCAGTCTCTCAACTCGCCTAAGCGTATCTTCCTCGGCCATTACTTATAGACCTTTGCAGATAGTTGATGATGGGGTGCATCCCAGCCCCAGTCCCATCCATGTTCCATCTCAATGTCTAAGTCTTTGGCAGCTTGCTTCATAGCTTCATAGATTGGCTTGTACGCATCCCAGTCATCTGAGTTAGGGATACCATCAACATCATGATCCCCTTTGTAGGGATGTGGGTGTAGGTCTACAGCATGGCCAGTAAGGTGACGAGAGTTCATGGTACGAGAAGCACCACTGGCTACCAGCCGCTTCTGACGCTCTAGGCTACGCACACCTTCACCAACTGTAAAGTCTTGAGTGGTAGTTGTGATAGCCTTCTCGACCACCTTAATGAGATCAGCGTGGACACCCTTAAGGTTCTCTCTGGATTTTGCCCCAAGACTAAAGCTCATTCCCATTCCCTTTTTCGTTCTGGTTCAAAGACATCTCGTTTCTTAAGATGCCCTTCAAGATACATTGCTCTCTCAACTCTATCCAAACTATACCTAACGCCAGTAGCTTGATGAATCGCTTCTCGAACATAGAACACATCAGAACGAGGGATGTGTACCCGTTGTAGAACCTTTTCGTCACCAGCAGCAAGTGCCTTGTAGAACTGACCTAGTACGTCTTCATCTGAGAAATACTTCATCCGTAGTTATACTCCAAGTGTCTCCATAGTCAAGCTTTATCTTGAATGAACGACAATACAAATTATTTTCTAGAGGGTACTTGAAATTTGCTTTCTCCTACCTACGTATATACTTAATGATATACATGATGTTCTACCTCATGCTTCCTTATGTTTTTCCTATATTTATATATAAGAATAAGTAATACTTAAGGTATCATTATGAAAGCATAAGGTAGCTTAGGGTAGCTTAAGGTACCTTTATGAGTACCTTATGTCTCTCATGATGTATCTCATCATGTATCTCTTTAAGTATACTTAAGTAAAATACCCGCGATCCACCCTTTTGTCAATACCCTATTTCAAATAAATTAGAAGAAATGTACTAGGCTTCCCATGTGGGACTCTTCGAGATTGACTTAAGGAAGGTTCTGCGGGAGATACCTAAGCTTTGACCTTGGTGAATCACCCGCCATCTGGTGTACAGCCCTAAGATAGCTAAAAGCGCCACGGAGAGAGTTGCCAGATGGGGTCTAATGGTTTTTGTAGGTGAGGGTAGCCGAGACATCTAGAGGCTCTGTAGGGTGCCTCCTAGGGCTTCTACAACTGTGGTGTCAGGATACCGTGTATGTGTGGATCATACTGGTGTTAACCATGTGACCTCTTTCTGGTTAACACTTATTGGTTTCCCTAATTTCTGGCAGAGTGTGTATACGCTAACGTGACACCCCCGTATGGCCCATGCCCGCCCCCCTGATCCGCCCGGATAGGCATAGGTACAGGGCTTCGCCCCAGAATGTTTGTCTTCGGGATGCCAACACATTGATTTTCAACAACAAAATACAGAATGAATCTTTATGCTTTACCGAAGGTAGGGGAGTTTTTGGTGGGGTTTCCCACATCATGCCGCAATGCAGCGAAAGCATGAACGTCATCATGCCATCATCATGTCATCATCATGCCAGCATCATCATGTTCGCTTTTCCTTGCGCATTATGCTCGCCAAAAGATTGCCGTCTCACAGCTCCCCTTTTCGTCCCCTCTCCCTTTAGGGAGGATATGTCGGATCGTCCGACAGGTCAGCCTTTTGGCCCACTACCTTCGGTAAAATAGGGCTTGACAGCGGTTTCGTTTTGAGGTTTTGTTAATAGGCCAAGTCGGCAAATCACTTGAAACACCCCAAAGGGGAAACGGAGAAAAATCATGGCTAACATTGCTAACGTAGTTATCGCTTCGGATTCTGTCGTTATGGTCGGCAAGAAAAAATTCACCCTTGATGCAGCGGTCAAGCATGCCGTTGCCGTCTATGATGCCATGTGGTTGCTTCAAGAGAAGCAGTTGGGTCACTACAAGGAAATCGGGGAAATCCTCCTAGGATTGCAAAGCCTGTTTGGCGACAACAAGGTTGCCTTCGGCAAGTATCTTGAGGGTTCTGACCTTGGTCAGATGTCACGTCAGGATCGTTCAGATGCCATGTTCCTCGCCGCAAACTGGACTAAAGTCCAGCAAATGAACAAAAGCGGTGCATTGGATACTCTTGGAGTATCGGCAATCCGTAAGCGTCTCAAAGCTGCCGAAGGCAAAGGTTCCAATGGGGCTGGAAAGCGGAAAGAGGATCAGGCCGTATCCCCTAAAGGGGAAACCGAAGGTGATGCAGCCCCTAAGGCAAAGCCTTTGGCTGTACAGAACGAGGCTGAATTGGCCGCTATGGTGATGCAGATTATCGTAGATAATAAGTTCAACATGACTGTGTTTGCCAAGGCTCTGGCAGAACTGCGGAAGGGGGCGTAAGCCCCCCACTACCTCACCCACATCATAGCACTGCATTAACCCCTACGGGGGTTTTTGTCGTTAGTGCAAAGCACTAGGATATGTCGGACGATCCGACAGATAGCATCCCCTTTAGGGGATAGATTGGAGAACGATATGCGATACTGGATGCTTGCCCTAGCGGCATATGGCTTGTGCCTCACCCTTGCCTATGCGTTAATGACATGATGCACAGGCGTGACCGTATGGCGCAGCGCGCTGACAAGTGGTGGCGTAGCGTGTGGCATATGCAGATGTGTATGTCCGCGCGTGGCCCAGTGACGAGTCCCAAAACCTTGACAGACGGGGCAGATCATGCCAATGTCATTGGACTAAAGCGAAACCAGACCAGATATGTCGGACGATCCGACAGGTCGAACCAACAGGAGGAATGATATGTGGAATGTAGTTATGGCAAAGGTGTGGATGTCGTTTGTGTGTCTTGAGTGGGAGCGTGAGTGCAATGGCATTATGCAGCACCTGAGTGTGTCGTTGTATAATGATGGGCCTATGGCTGTGCGTGTGACCTGCACCACTCCCGTCAAGGCTGACGAGTCCCGCTTCAAGCGCACCTTTGAGATGGGTGAGATGGCCCGCCGCTACCTCAAGGATGACGAGTCCCTTGATGACCTGTTCAACCACGTATTCTTTAACGGAAAGGATTGCTAAGATGCTGATCACGATGAAATCCCAGATGACTGGTGTGATCCACACCAAGGACATCAGCATGACCCAAGACCAGTATGATGACTGGCTGATGGGTGCTGACCTGATCCAAGATGCCCTGCCCCACCTGTCTGACAGTGAGCGTGAGTTCCTGATGACGGGGATCACTGACGAGGAGTGGGATTCTTTAGCGGATTCCCTCACGCTGGATGATGACTATGATGGGTGGGATCACGAGGATGACCCGTCAGAGGATGATATGCTTTGGACTACCTAACTGGTTGAAAGATTATTGCACCTCAGGCTAATGCTTGGGGTGTGATGATAAGGCAACCAAGGATATGTCGGACAGTCCGACAGATAGGAGAACACGATGGACTACTTGAGCAAGACAACACCCCTGTACACCAGTGAAGTGAATGGGTGGACGAATGTGTACCGCCATGATGAGGTGGAGTGGGATGATGGTCGTCCCTATGGACAGGCTTGCTGCCAGTTGCTGAGGCATACGGCTGATGAGCCTGCTACATGGTGGACAGTGGGCGTGTACACGCAGTATAGGCAGTATGGTGGGCCTGAAGAAGGCGGCTGGTACTATGATGCTGGTGACATAACATGGCATGGTGCGATGAAGTTCTTCGACAACTATGATGAGGCTGAGGCTTATCGTGATAAGTTGTGGGATTCTGTTGAGAAAGAGAACGTCAAGGAACGTGGGGCTGAGGTGCGTCTGACTGTGCGCTGCACCACTGAGTCTATGCCTGACACGCACTACCCCAAGACACGACCCTACTACAGCTAAACCATTGACAGGTGTGGTTCCTTGGGCTACACCTGTTGAACCGAAACATGAGGAGACTGACATGACAACGACAGTACGTAACATCCTGAAGGTGTACAGGATGGCAACAGAGGCAGAGGTTCTGCATGGCACATCATGGTATGTCCAAGCACAGGCTCAGGCACAGGCTATGGCTGACTACCATCAGGTTCCCCTGCGTGTAGTTGTGGGTGTGATTGCCGCCCTGTCACCCAACAATAAGTGGGAGCGCAACACCAAGGATGCTGACACTATGATCTCTGCATTCCTGCGTGGTGATCCCGTTGACGTGTGCCGCCCATCCACCTACACAAAGATGCGTGACAAGGCGTGGCTGATCATTGCCTCTATGCCTGACACTGATGAGGAAGTGATGAGCCTACTTAATGGGCAGAAGATTGTGTCCTTCTTCAAGAACATCATGGGCTATGACACTGTGACTATTGATGGTCATGCCTACAACATCGCTCGTTACAAGCGAGTGACCTTGACAGATGACGAGACTAACATTAACAAGTCGGTCTATCTGGAGATGCAGGAAGCCTACCAACGTGCTGCAAAGCGAGTGGGCTTGAAGGTTTACCAGTTGCAGGCTATCACATGGGTAGTCTGGAAACGCATTCACAACATCTAATCAGGAGCAACACAGATGTTTATTATCTTCGCAACCAAGCCACTGAACGACCGCACACAGGGGTTCCGCTTCAACATCATGGGCCAGAAGGGTCTGACCCGTAAGCGTAAGCACAAGCGTATCCAGTGGGGCATCAAGCATCAGGACTGCATGACCTCCATCCACATGGGAAAGCGTAGCGTGTACTTTGAACACAACGCCACCATCCGTAAGCTGTGGCACTTCGCTGGTTAATCTAATGGTCACACTAGGCTTAGGCTTGGTGTGACTCTGTAGGTAAATCAAACAGGAGAGATTGATATGACGGATCGTCCGACAGATAAGCTGCAACTAAAGTTACTAGAGATGTGTGAGAAGCTGCTGCCCAAGACGAGTGAGCATGGTAATCAGGCACTCATCACACTACTCAAAGACATACGCAAACAACTGGAGGGTAAATGATTAAGCGTATTCATGTGAACCAGCACACCATCAGGGCAAACAACACGGCAGACGAGAAGCTGCCGCCCCTGTCAGTCAAGACCTACAACAGCAACACGCTGTGCTATGAGGTGACTGTGCTTGGGCCTAGCAAGATCGTGTACAGCCCAGACAAACCCCTGTCGTGTGGTGCTAAGGTGTGGATAGAAACAGAGGCAGAGGTTCTGATGGTGACAACGCAATGATACCGAGTGACACACCATCAGGCAGGGACAACTGTGGCATTGTGTCTGTTGCTATGCTTGCTGGCCTATCATATGCTGAGACTGAGCGTATGTTCATGGACTTGTTCAACAAGTCAGACTACACATCTATCTGGGACAGGATGGAAGTGATACACCTGATTGGCTTGACAGTCCTTGAGGAAAAGCACTACAAGTTTAAGCCGACACTAAAGAACTGGCTGACCACAACATACAACCCAGCACATGACTACCATGTGTCTATGTTAGGACACGCTGTCACAATACGGGATCACTTGTTGTTCGATCAGGTGTTTACATCAGGTGTGCCAGCACTACAGTCACCATTCACCCGTAAGCGTATCACTGCTTACATTAAACTGAGGAGAAAGAAATGATTGCGTATAAGAATCTGGATGACATCTGCGAGGGTGTGTCTGTGTGGTCTTTGATGAATGACGAGGGCCATGCTAAGCTAAAAAAATGTATTAAGGTATATTGGGACGCATACTATGACCCGCCTGAGGGTGTGGTTGGTGTGGGCAGGATCACATACGCAGAGCAACAGCTAGTGCTGGCACAAGAGGTGAAACAACTATGATCTATGAGGAAACAGAACACTTGACAGCACTTGATGCTAAGTCTAAGGGTGAAGCATTCAAGACCGCTTGGGGGTGGGGTTACGATCCTACCTATCAGGTATACTACAACGCAACAGATGAAGTGTGGGTGTGCCGCACTAGCAGATACTCTAGCTGTGATTAGGAGATAGATATGACATTGCATAATCTGACAGACCTAGCTAACGTATTGCGTGGGTTGGATAAGTATGATCCTCTCGATGGTGAGGGTTTTGACATGCGCAATGACTGGATCACCAGAAAGGAAACAGAACATTCTTGCGGTTCAGCCTGTTGCATTGGCGGATGGGTTCAACATCACAATCCAGAAACTTTTAGGGATCAATTGGGGGTAGTGGGTGCTGTGGCTACACTACTACCTATGAGTGTGGACAAGGATGATATTATCTGGGATGAACTGAATGAACTTTGCTACCCTACCTACCTTGAGGCATGGGATGCGACACCACAACAGGCAGCACGTGCAGTAGAAATCCTTCGTGATACTGGCAAGTGTGATTGGGAACGTGCAATGAGTGAGGAAACAAAATGAATACTTATGACTTTGGTAATGGCCCTGTAGCTGCACATAAGCACCCTAATGGTGGCGGATGGGTAGCTGATAGTGCTAAGGTATATGGTAATGCTGTAGTATCTGGTAATGCTGTAGTATATGGTAATGCTGTAGTATCTGGTAATGCTGTAGTATCTGGTAATGCTGTAGTATCTGGTAATGCTTGGGTATATGGTGATGCTGTAGTATATGGTGATGCTGTAGTATCTGGTAATGCTGTAGTATCTGGTAATGCTGTAGTATTTGGTTATGCTAAAGTATATGGTGATGCTGAGGTATATGGTGATGCTTGGGTATATGGTAATGCTGTAGTATCTGGTAATGCTAGGGTATATGAAGGGGAGATTACGGAATGAAATACCTACAGATGTTCACATACTACATGGTTGTAGTGGCGATTGTTATTCACCATATCCCATTCCTGCGGGCAAGTTTTGAGGTTCAAACTGACTACTACTATAAGACCATGGCAGAGGAGATGGGGTTGTGGGAATGATTAGCTTAGCAACTGCCCTAAAATAATAATGAAAGGATAAACAATGGCTTTTTATATGTGGGATCAAAACAACTCTGGTGGAAGTTTTGTTGTAAATAAGAACCTTTCACATCGCGTTGTAATTGAAGCTAAGAATAAAAAGGAAGCGGAAAGTAAAGCATCTTACTTTGGTATCTATTATGATGGAGTAGAAGAAGGTATTGATTGTGAATGTTGTGGTGATCGCTGGTACAGAGATTCTTATGAACTTGATTGTGAGGGTATGGACACTTATCTACAAAACCTAGCTGATGAATATGGTTGGGAAGACCCTGACATTATTGTACACTACCTTGACGGAACTAAAAAGACTTTTACTGGCAAGGGGTACAAGAAGTGATAACCCTAGCAACCTTATGCCTTGCGGCTAACATCTACTTCGAAGCAAGAGGTGAGCCGCTTGATGGGCAAATCCTAGTGGCCGAGGTCACATTGAATATCGCTGGTGAAGATGGTGACATTTGTGCAACTGTCTTTGAAGAAGGAGAATTTAGCTGGACGAATGACAAGAACTTGGTTATAGAAGAACCAGAGGCGTTCAGTGAAGCGTTTGCTTTGGCACAGGAAATCCTTGAGAAAGGTTGCATCCTATGCACTAAGGCTACCAACTTCCACACTAGGAATACTGAACCTTACTGGGCTAAACACATGACGTTTGTAGGTGCTTATGGTAATCACCTATTCTACAAGGAAGAATAACACCTTGACTAAAGAATAACTATAGGTTAACAGTGTTAACCTGATACTGCCACTAGCTCAACTGGATAGAGCAAAAGCCTTCTAAGCTTTAGGTTCCGTGTTCGAATCACGGGTGGCAGGCCAACACATTCATGGAGTAGATCATGCAGACGAACACTAATCTCCGTGTGGTTGAGAACAACAGCCACGCTACTAAAGACTTCACCATCCAAGCATCGGGCAAGATGTTCCACATGGTTATCTCTGGCCTGTACTCTAACAAGCCACAGTCAATCACACGTGAGATTTGGTCAAATGCTTTTGATGCACACGCAATGGTGGGCAAACAGGACACACCCTTCGAGGTGACATTCCCTACCTCACTGACCCCTACGTTCTCATGCCGTGACTTCGGCCCCGGAATTGCACATGAAAACATGGAAGGTTTCTACACTGTGCTTGGTCACTCTACCAAAGAGAACACCAACAAAGCAGTGGGTAAGTGGGGCGTAGGCCGTATGTCACCTATGTCATACACAGATACATTCAGTGTGGTCTCTCGTCACAAAGGGATGATCGCCTACTATTCCATTCAGCTTGGGCCTGATGGATCGCCGCAGCTTCACGTCATGGCCGAGCCTTCGCCTACTAATGAACCAGATGGACTAGAGGTATCCTTCCCTGTTAAACGTGAGGATATCCCATCCTTCCAACGTGCAGCAGAGATTGTAGCCTATGGGTTCAAAGTTCCACCACGTGTTAAGAACTCGCAAGACAAACAGTTTCAACCTATTGAGAAAATCATTGAGGGTGAAGGCTATTACTTCTATAGCGACAGCCGTTTGTCTGGCACTTATGCACAGATGGGGTGTGTACTCTATCCTATCAACACCAACTCCCTACCTCCAGGTTTGCTAAGCTTTAACACCCGCAATATTGTGTTCGAGTTTGACATTGGTGATCTTGAGGTGACTGCTTCTCGTGAAGACCTAAGCTATGGTGCGAATGACCCTACCTTGGGTAACATCAAGAAGGTTATCTCTAAGGTAAAAGCTGAGATACTTGGGCAAGCACAAACAGAAATCGACAAAGAGCCAAGCTTTTATAGGGCAATCAAAAGTATCACCAAATACACACACGCGCTTGGCTCCAATAATTTCTGTTGGAAAGGTACACCTGTCAAAGAGTTTAAATTAAATCTGGTATATAAAAACTTGGACATTCACGTAGATGGCAAGGGTTGGAGAGCCAACTCCACTATTGGGTTTGGTAGCAATAGTTTGGCATTACCACACTTAGATTACACTATCTACGTGCAGAATACTTCCGACAAGGTTGCTAATGTACGGGTAGCAAAGCGTATCTCTTCTGATCTTAAACCTAATCAAAGCCTGATCTGGGTTAAGGCTGATCTGTCTGAGCCATTGGCAAAGACTAGCCTAGCTGCGCTAATCCATGACCTTGACTACCCTGTGAAGTATGTCAAAGACCTAGCTGATGATGGGCCAGTGAAGACAGGGACACGCACTAAGTTGTCTGTGAATAGCCTAGATGAAAGCGGGTATCGCCGTTCTCTGGATATGGACGATGCGATGTTCCAGAATGGTGGCTATTACTTTCCTATGGAAGCTGGGAAATACCCCCAATATCTTATTAACCTTATACCAATGGTGAGGATTGAACTACAACAGGAAATTATTCTTGTGCCTAAACCTATGTGGAAAAAGTTTGAGTCAGCCCAACAGTGGCAGTTGATTGTACCTAAGTTGGACAGACGGATCGCATATCAGGCACGTTTTGCACAGCTAACCCTTGGTAATAAGTATCTTCACTATAAGTATAAAAAACTACGTGGGTTCACCAGTGATACAGGTATTGTAGGTGAGTTCGCAAAGAAAGCGAATGCCCCCGACAAGTATGAATATTTAGGCTTGCCCCGTGGCACTTGGGATGCTAACTTGCAACGACTTGGACTACCTATTATCAACGATGATAAGGTGGAGCAAGAGTATAACGTGATCCTTGACAAGTACCCGCTGTTGAAGCTAGATATAAACTTCGACAAACACATTACACACTTCCTGCAATACATCAACCTAATCAACAACGCATAAGGAGCAACCATGCGTATTCCCTACACACTCTCGAATGAAAGCATCACTGTCTTTGCTGGTGGTAAGATGCACACTGTCCTGTCTGGACATAAGAACTTTGACCTACTGCGTGACCACCTCAAGCTACCTGAACATTCCCTTGAAGTGATCCTGCGTCTGTCAGATCATGAAGAGAACCTTCGCAAGTCTGCCGTTGGAGCTAAGGTAGAGATTGCAGATGGTGTTGTCTGGTATGAGGGTGAGGCAATCCACAACGCACTCACAGACAAGCTGCTAGACCTACTGGACGAGGGCTTTGATGCTACGCCTTGGGTTCGGTTCCTTGAGAACCTTATGCAGAACCCATCGTTCCGTTCTCGTGAATGCCTGTTCAACTTCCTTGAGAACTTCAACGCACCGATCACACCAGAGGGTAACTTCATTGCCTTCAAGCGTATCCGCAAGGACTACAAGGACATTCACAGTGGCACTATGGACAACAGCGTAGGCAATGTGGTACAGATGGATCGCCGCAAGGTGGATGATGATCCAAAGAACACCTGTTCGTCTGGCTTGCACGTATGCGCTGACCAGTATCTACAAGGCTTTGCTGACGCAGAGAACTCGCGTACTGTGGTGGTCGAGGTAAACCCTGCGAATGTTGTGGCTGTACCTTATGACTATGACTTTGCGAAGATGCGGGTCTGTGAGTACAAGGTGGTCGAAGAGATTGAACCTGCACGTATCCCAGAAATCCTTGACAACCAGATGTATGGTGAGTATATACCAGAGGATGACTTTGATCTCACCGAGGAAGAACACGAGTGGGAAATTGAGGAGGAAGGTTACTCTTTCTCAGATGTTGATGGAATTGTAGAGGATGATGCTGACAAGTGTGGTGATCCTGACTGCTGGTGTGTGAACTCGTAATGTGGGGTATAGACTTAGCCTTTCTGGTTAATGCTATCCTGATCGTACTACTTCTACTCTTTACATAGGACAACAAGATGTACAGTGTTTACGTCAGGGATAGTGGTGATACTATTGCTTCGTCTGTGTTCGAGGGGTTGGCTGAGGCTGTCTCCTTTGGCAGAGAAGAAAGTCTTGAGGGTAATAGTATCACTGTCTATGAAGCAGTGCAAGATGCAAGTGGAAACATTCTGCATCTCAATAAGGTTCTCTCTATGGTTATGCCTAAAGAGACACCTTATGTTTAACTTAAGTATTATATTCTTAAGAGATAAATACTTAAGTAATACATAAAGAGATAGAGGGTAGCACATGATGATGACTTATGCAAGTGCTACCCTTACACAAAGGGAACAACATGAAGTATACAAAGAAGATTACACTAAAGGATGGGTCAACTGTCTATAGGTTTAGTCCACCAGAAGAAGTTAGGAAGGCTGGTGTAGTTGCATCCAAGACCTTTACGGATGGTAGGGCTGCACGATATGAGATACCTAGACTACTCGAAAAGGTAGCGGCATATCGTAAAGGATATATCAAAGAGGGTAATGTAGGCCCAACCTCTAAGGTTAAACATATCATCAACTACTACCTACTATCCAAACAGTTTGCCTCTCTTGCTGGTAGTTCCCAGATCAAGTATGAGGCTGAATTGCTAAAGGTATCAGACATTTGGATGGGTGATGTGTCTGTCAATAAGCTTACTGCCAAGCTGTGCAACGAGGCATACGAACAGTGGGTGTCTGAACACTCCGTGGCTAGGGCCAATGAACGGGCAAGGCTATTCTCCGTGGTGCTAAACTTCGCACGATCCTTGGACTTGATTAACGACAACCCTATGGGTAAGGTCAAGAAACTAAAGCATGAACCCTCTACTCCTATCTGGAAACAAGACCAAGTAGAGTTGTTCCTTGACACAGCCTTCAAGGATTTCAAGTGGAGAAACGTAGGGCTTCTCGTGATGATGTGCTACGAGTGGGCGCAACGACCTACTGACATCTGCCACCTGACATGGGACAAGGTTGATCTGGTGGGTGCTAGGGTATCCATCAAGCAGTCCAAGCGTGGGGCCGAGGTGTTCCTGCCCATTGATGAACCCTTACTTGGGTTACTTAAGCAACAGCAGGATGATTGGGGCTTCCAAAAGCTAGTGGTTCCACACCATCGTATATCTGACAATGCTTATGTCCCGTTGACACCAGTAACATTCGGCCCTATACTTCGTTCAATAAAGGTTGCGTGTGGACTACCAGAAGACTTGAAGATTGGTCACTTGCGTAAGACAGCTATCAATGAGTTCGTGGCAGCGGGCGTTGACAGTACTGGTATCATGCAGGTGACAGGACACAAGAACATTAGCAGCCTCAACCCATACATGAGGCACACATACAATGGTGCTAAGACAGCACAGGGTATTCGCAAGGGGAACAAAGATGCCTGACCTATCTATGTATGTACTAGTGTGCCATAATTGTGGGTCAAAGAAGTTACGCTCCTTGAGGTACGACAATGATTATAGCATTGCATTTAGTGATAGTGGAGAATATTCTCTTGAATGTGCAGAGTGCTATATTGAGATATACCCAGCAAAGGATTTAAAACTTAGACCTAATAGAAAAGTGAACAAGACATGAGAAACTGGGATGAACCTACCCACTTCGAAGATGCAATGAGGTACTTCGCTGCATCCAGATACAACAGACATGACCAACAAAAGGAAAACACTATGACTGAGAAGAAACTATACCAAATCAACACCCCTCTAGACGCTGTAAAGTATGGTCACAAGCTGGCTGTAAACAGTGCAGGTAAGTGGGTGATGGAAGTCAAAGGCACTGGTGAGGTGATTACCTGTGACAAGAATGACATTGAAGAAGTCATGCCATACACTGTGTCTGTCCAGTTTGAGACGGGTAAGCAAATCTATAGCTACCTTGGGAACAAAGATCAGCTAGAGCTTAATGCCTTCTACTTATTTGATTCACCTATGGGGCGTTGTATTGCGCAGGTTGTTAAGCTTGATACCAAATCTCCTGTTGCAACTAAGGAGTTCAAACCTCTGGCTAAGCTGAATGTTACACTATCTGAATAGGGTTGTAGTCGCACTGAGCGTCTTGTTAAATGTTATCCTTGGTGGTAGCAATAACCAGACGTTCAGTGCTAGGAATTATGACTGGCAACGCAGGGGGTATCCAAATATAGTTAAGCCTATTGACTTCTTCCTTGGGGAAGATCACTGTATGGAGTGTTGGGTTTATTGGAAAGTGAGAAAGGATTAAGCTATGACCGCACTTGAATTGAAGCGATATGATTTATTTGCGACAGGCCCCGATTATGATGCATTTTTTTCGGATATAGTTGAAACACCCGAAGGAAAATACGTCCGCTTTGCCGATGTCGAAGCCTACACCCAAGCCGCCATTGCAGCGGCTATGATGGGGGCGGCTGAACATTTATATCAGCTTATGATGGACAACAGTGACGAGGCACTGCAAGCACAAATCGACTGCCTTCTTGCCGACATGACTTTGGACGGAAACCCTAACCTTGCCGCCTATTTTAGGGACAAACTAATTGCATCTATCCCCACCGATGCAGCCACTACTTTATCGCAAGGGAAAACAGAATGAACAAGCAAAGAATTAAGCGAGAGGGGTGGGTGTCCTGTCTATCCTGTGGGCAAACCAGCAAGACATTCATCCTTGGGCGCAGTAATGAAACCTTGGAACCAACAGCTCCTTGCCCAAAGTGTAATAATGAAGCCCACTCGCAGAGTTTCCAAGGGCTATGGTCTTTTATGAGAGCCGCATCAAAAGATATTGCACAGATCAAACTGGATATGATTGATCTAGAGATGGATGAGAGCAAATGAATATCCAAAAGGCTATTGACTTAGAGATCACCCGTCTGCTAGAATTTGCAGCGGACATCCTTGAAGAGCAAAATAGGCGCTGCGATTGGGTATATGGTAGCATAACCCTTGAGGTAGTTAACCTACAGCTTGCTTCCTACAAAAGACTTGAACAAGATTTACAAAAGGACGATAACAAATGATTGAGGTTACACTGATCGACAGGATGGGGACAGACCTCAGTGTTGTTAATGCAGCACGAGTTTCTTTTGGTAAGAAGTCACAGTTTGAAGAGGCACTAGAGGGTCGTGTTCTTTCGGGAAAAGACGTAAAGCTAATCAAGTATCTTGCAAAACATAAGCACTTCTCACCCTTTGGCCATGCCTTTGCATCCTTCCACGTGAAAGCTCCTATCTTTGTTGCACGGCAGTTGGTTAAGCATCAATACTTACGCTGGAATGAAATCAGTCGTCGTTATGTTGATGATGAACCTGAGTTCTATGTGCCAGAGGTATGGCGTGGCAGGTCTGTTGACAAGAAGCAAGGGTCTGATGGGAAGTGGGAACCCGATCACAAAAAACTAGATGATGCTATGTGGGAACTAAAGGACTTGTACAACCAGATGGTTTATGATGGGTGCGCTCCAGAACAAGCACGTATAGTTCTACCTCAATCGACTATGACGGAATGGTATTGGTCAGGATCACTTGACGCCTTCGCAGATATGTGTAAGCTACGCTGCAAAGATGATACACAGTATGAGACACGCCTTGTTGCAGACCAGATCAGCAAAGAGATGAAACAGCTATTCCCAGTGTCTTGGGCAGCATTAGTAGGAGAAGAGGGATGAAGGATATTTCTGGCATGACTCGTGAGCAACTTCTTGAGCATATCATCTACCTTCAAGAGAAACTTTCACGATTGAATGAAGACAAGCTAGATAAGATTCAGAACGACATTAACTGGATCGTTCAATATCTATTGAAGCAGGATAAACCTGTGCAGCTACCACCTTTTGTTCCACCCTATTACAACCCACTGTACCCTCAGGTAATTTCGCAAGAGCCGCAGTGTCCTAAGTGTAAGATGCGACTGGATCAGGTAATGGGGTATGTATGTGGTGATGTAAATTGCCCAACATTTACGAAGGTTACTTCTAACACACATATGGACAGCAGATGAACCATGAACTAGAAGACGAGATGTGTCCTAACTGTGTGACACCTTGGAAATGTAATGGCCCTCATATCTTAGAAGGAGATAACGAAGTGGATAAGTATGTATTGAAATGGCGTGGACTTGACGACGAGCAGAAAGCCAGCATTGCTGTAGAACTATTGACAGAACTCTTGAAAGAAGTTGACCACTTCGTCAGTTTATGGAATGAGTACCCTGAGTTTTGGAACAAGAAGGACTACAAGGCGGCGAAGCGTACCCGAGATAACCTTATTGCAGACTATTGTCTACCCTCTGGAGATTAAGGTAATTGAGTGAGTATCCCCATCAGGAGTGTCCCCTAGAGGGATGTAAAAGTTCTGACGCATTTGCTTGGAACGACAAAGGGTTTGGTAAGTGTCACTCATGTGGTGGCAGTTACCCCCCAAAAGGAATGAAAGGGTTAAAGGATTGGGCAACAGAAAGGTATCCCGTGAAAGAGCAAGTTGATATTAAGTCTGTACCAACAACAGGGTTTACCTACGAGGGTATCCGTGGTATTGACCCAGACGTATGCAAACTATATAGCATCCAGCTACAGCTTGGCGTGGATGGCAAACCAGTTCGCTATGCGTTCAAGCATACTGACAATGTAAAGTATCGTGGGTATGACGAGAAGGTATTCTGGACGAAAGAAAAGGGTAAGCCTGTCGATGATCTCTTTGGCCCAGAGTTTAATGCTGGTACGTCAAAGAAAATCTTCATCACCGAAGGCGAGTTTGATGCTGCATCCCTGTATCAAATCTTAGGTAAGACCTACCCAGTTAAGTCTTTGCCCAGTGCCAGCATCGGTGACAAGTTCATCAAGAAGAACTACAAGTATCTCTCCACCTTCCAAGATATTATCTATGCTGGTGAGCTTGATGAAGCAGGGCGTAGGGCCGCAGAGATTTTGTATGCAGCCTTCCCTAAGAACTTCTGGTATGTCCCTATGTCCCAGTATAAGGATGCCAATGAGTTCCTAATGGCAGGTGCTAGTGAGACCCTCAAGTGGGCAGCAGTAAAGCCACAACGATACACACCAGATAACTTCTTCTGTTCTGATGATGCCGTTGAGGATGCTATCCGCAAGGAGAACCCATATAGCTATGTACCGACAGGTCATACGGGTATTGATGAGAAGTGCCGAGGTCTGGTCAAGGGTGGTCTGACCTTTATCAAAGCACCTCGTGGTATGGGTAAGACAGAGGTTGTGCGCTTCTTCGAGATGGCTATGTTGGCTGACCCTGATGAACGCATTGCCCTACTGCATATGGAAGAGATGAAGTCCACAACGTATCGTGCTATGGCTACCTATGAGTTGGGTGTTAATGTACGTACAAAGGATGATGCTCGTGATAACGGGGTGAGTGAGGATGATGTAATCAAGGCTGCACAGAAAGCAACCAAAGCAGAACGCACAATCATCTTCGAGATGCGGGTGCATGATGATCCTATGAAGTTGCTAGAGTATGTACGCCTTGCTGCATCTGTGTATGGTGCAGGTTATCTTTTCATTGACCATGTGCAACGTCTTGCTTATCTATCCAATGCTGGTGTAGATGGTGCAACCTCGACGCTGACATCACTAGGCGCACAGATGGCACAGCTTGCTAAGGAGTTGAACATCGGTGTGATCTTCATCAGTCAGGTCAACGAGGATGGACGCACTAAGTACGCCGCAGCACTGGAAGAAGAAGCTATCATCTGTATCAAGATCAACAGAGATGTTGAGAGTGAGGATGAAGTGGAACAGAATACTACTCATTTTGTAATTGACAAGAACAGACCATTCGCTAAACTCGGTGATGCTGGTTCACTCTACTATGATACCGAGACAACAATCTTGAGGGAAGGTTTCTAAGATGGCAATATATGAACTGACAAGCGGAAAAGATTTTGTAAAGCTGGGCGACAAAGTTTTCAGTAAGTATGAAGAAGTCCCACGCAAACCTTTCCAGTTCAACGACTGGCTATATACAGACTATCAGGACTGCTGGACAAATATAGCCTTTGGCACTGACACTACCCCAGCCAAGACTCTCAATAAAAAGCTGCACGAGTACTTCGGTTCTAAGATAACCCTACGTCTGAACGCTGCGCTATACAACACGTTCATCAAAGCAAACTTCCCCCGTGAGATTTACTTCGCAATGAGTCGTGATGGCAGGCATTGGAATACCTTCTCTCCCTATATGGTAGCTAAGGCCACAAAGAATAAGCACCTGATTGACCAAGCAGTTAAGGATAGAACGATCAACCTGATACCCTTGATGCTTGAGTTTGAAGAAGACCCACAGCAGTTGCGTAAAAGGTTTGGTAAAGGTTTGTGGAAGCAACTCTCACATACCTCAAAGACTAGGATGAAGTACCTTGCACCACTTATGAGAGATATACCAGAAGCTATTTCTGTGAGAACAGGTATCCTATCTGGGATATCAACCTATGCTATATCATATCAGAATATGAAAGAGGCACTGGTAATCTCTGCGAAGGTTGCCCCACGTATCAAAGACTTTGATCAAACATTTGATATCATAAGAGATACTGTGCGTATGGCTGATAGGGCTGGGGTTAAGGTAAACCCTAGTTGGTCTTATCGTCGTTGGCTTGAGGAGCATGATCATCTGTCATGGGATGTAGCACGTAAGGGTTACTCCGAGACAAAGTTTACAAAAGATTGTGTCTTTACACAGGATGGATATACCTTTACACTTCTAACCTCACAGGCTGATATTGCTACAGAAGGTATGCAGATGCGTCACTGTGTTGCATCCTATGCACACATGGCTTCACAGGGTAGGTATGCTGTGTTCAAGATTGAGGGCAAGGAGAGGGCAACACTTGGACTTACTCTTGGCTCTGCTGTTGATGTAGACAATCCGACAGGTAACAGGGTTCCCCATGCTATGATACAACAGTGCTACGGACATTCTAACAAGACCATCTCTGATGAACTACGTGCCACACTACCAGATATTGTAAGGAAGTATAATGATACTCTTCGACTGCGAGACGGATGGGCTGCTACGCCAAGCAACGAAAGTCCATGTGCTGTCGTGGACTACGGATGGTAAGGATCACCAGTCTACCAATAACTATAATGATATGCGTGACCTACTCACTGGGGCTGACAGTCTCATTGGGCATGACATCTGCCGCTTCGACGTACCTGTACTAGAGAAAATCCTTGGTATCACCATCAAGGCTAAGCTCTATGACACACTGCCTATGTCTTGGGTAATCAACACAGACCGCCTAGGGCAACATGGGCTTGAGTCCTTTGGTGAAGACTTCGGTATCCCTAAGCCTGTGGTTACAGACTGGGTTGGCCTAAGCTACGAGGAGTATAAGCATCGCTGTGAAGAGGATGTGAAGATCAACTGGATGCTGTGGCAGAACCTACTCAAGCGTTACAAGATGCTGTATGGTAAAGACACAGACAGCATGGAGAAGTTCTTCCAGTACCTCACGTTCAAGATGCGTGTGGCACACAAGGCTAGTGCTGCTGGCTGGCGTATCGACAAGAAGCTTGTGACAGAATCACTGGCTACGCTAGAGAAGCTACAGGTGGAGAAGGTCGAGGAACTACGCAATGTTATGCCTGATGTGATCAAGTATACCACCAAGTCTAAGCCTGAGAAGATGACCCTTAAGGATGGATCACACAGCAAGGCTGCACTGGACTGGTTCAGGGTACTTGAGGAGAATGACCTACCCCTATTCCACGAGGGGGATGTTACTGTAGTTAAGAGCAAGGAGAAGGCTAACCCTAACTCACCAGATCAGGTCAAGGACTGGCTGTTCTCCTTTGGGTGGGAGCCATGCACCTTTGACTACAAGACCAATGATGATGGTAGCGAGAGGCTAGTCCCACAGATACGTAAGGAAGGGGAGCTTGCACCATCTGTTAAGCTACTCATTGAGGATCACCCAGAGGTGGGTGTTCTTGATGGCCTCACAGTCTTGCAGCACCGCAAGTCTATCTTCGAGGGTATGCTAGAGTCAGAGGTTGATGGGTATGTCAGTGCAGAGATTGCTGGTCTAACTAACACCCTACGCTTCAAGCATAAGAAGCCACTGGTCAACCTTCCCGGAGTTGATAAGCCTTGGGGCAAGGAAATCCGTGGTGCGCTTATTGCTGACGAGGGTACAGTACTATGCGGTGCAGACATGGTATCCCTTGAGGCTACCACTAAGCGTCACTTCATCTTCCCCTATGACCCTGACTATGTTGCAGAGATGTCAGTAGAAGGTTTCGATGAACACCTTGACCTAGCTGTACGTGCAGGGTATATCACCCGTGAAGACTATGATTTCTACACACGGGCTGACGAAGTTACTGTTAATGATATCTCGCGCTTCAAGGCTATCAAGAAGACACGCAAGAAGTTCAAGCCTGTTAACTATAGCGCAGTGTATGGCGTAGGTAAGAGCAAGCTGTCTCGTACAACAGGTATGTCTGTATCAGAAGCTGGTGTACTACTTGAGGCATACTGGGAGCGTAACTGGGCAGTCAAACAGTTTGCTAAGGAACAACAGGTGAAGACCCTTAACAAACAGATGTGGGTAAAGAATCCTGTTAATGGCTTCTGGTACTCCCTACGATACGAGAAGGATATCTTCTCCACACTAAACCAATCCACTGGGGCATACTGCTTCGACCAGTGGGTGGCTCACTACCTGACCAAGCGACCCAACATCATTGGTCAGTTTCACGACGAGTCTATCAATCGCATTCCACTAGGTGAGGAGACAGAACATGAGTCAGTTCTCCGCTGGGCCATTGGGAAGGTGAACGAGAAGCTCAAGCTAAACATCAAGCTGGACATTGACGTACAGTTTGGGATGCGCTACTCCGACATCCATTAAAGGAAAGAACATGGAAAAGAAGATCATTGGACTAAAGAAGTTGACCAAGCCAAACAGTATCCCTATGCGTATGGCTGCTGGTGGCAAGGAGTTGGTTCGGGATAACTCGAAGCAAAGAAAATATCGTGTAGCGGGTGAGAAAGCTGTTGCACAATCTAACTGATACCTGCTATAATTACACATTGCAAAGGAGCTACACATGGCAACACGTAAAGTAAAACTAACTGGCATTGGCTACTGGGCTAAAGTCTTTGAGGACAACCGAGACTTGACTGGGTTTGAGAATGCCCTTAAGGATTCTGGCGGTCAATGCACCATCGACGTTGACTTGGATGCAGAGAGCATGGCCAAGCTGGCTAAGAGCAAGTCGATGCTCAAGGGTAAGGACAGCCCTGACAATGATGGGCTAACTCGTGTACGCTTCAAGCGTAAGTGGGAAGAAGCCTATGCAGGTGGCGCACCTAAGGTGGTCAAAGAAGATGGCACTGTCTGGGACTACGACGAGGATGGCTCTATTGGTAATGGTTCTACTGTAGAGGTTATCCTGAATGTCTATGATACTTCTCGCAAGAACATCATCGGCACTCGCCTTGAAAAGGTTAAGGTTACTAACCACGTAGAGTATAACCCTGACGAGGATGAAGAAGAGGCTGAGGCTCCACCACCAGCTAAGTCAACCACTAAGCCAGCGCCTAAGACTTACAAAGTAGAAGATGATGATGAGATTCCGTTTTGAGTAAAACACTGGACACACTTGTAGACGATATTTACAGGGTTGTCGAAGGTAAAGGGGGATGGGATGCTACATCTACAGAGTTCCTGTCTTCCTCTATTGCTACTGTTGCAGAGGCTAGGTTTTCCCAAGAGCAAGTACCACGGGATTACCTAAGCCTCTCTGGCATTGGCTCACCCTGCGACAGGAAACTTTGGTACAAGATCAACCAAAGCAAAGACTCTGAACCACTGCGGGCAGAAACTCTAGGGACTTTCTTCTATGGTGATCTACTCGAAGCCCTGATCCTGTCTCTTGCTGTAGCAGCAGGGCATAAGGTAGAGGGTATGCAGGACAGGGTGAATGTCTTCGGTGTTAGTGGACAACGTGATGCTGTCATTGATGGTGTCACTGTTGACGTGAAGTCTGCCTCTGAGCGTGGGTTTAAGAAGTTCAAGAAACATAACCTACGTCAGGAAGACCCCTTCGGATATATCAGCCAGCTAAGCTCGTATGTATACGCAGGGAAAGATGACCCCCTTGTTAAGAATAAAACAGAGGGTGCATTTCTTGTAGTTCAGAAGGATAGGTTCAAGCTATGCCTAGACAAGTATGACTTCACAGAGGAACTTAAGGGTAAAGAACAGGAGATTAAACGTGTACAAAGCCTTGTTGCTGGCACTATTCCTGAGGGTAGAATACCCCCTGTACCTCAGTCCGAGACTTCTGAAAACACTAAGCTATCCGCCACCTGTGGCTATTGCGAGTTTCGTAAGGTTTGTTGGCCAGAGGCAAGAACTTTTCTATACAGCACAGGGCCAGTATACCTTGTTGATGTCGTCAATGAACCTCGTGTAACGGAGTTGATCGAGTGACAAGAGTAGCCAAACAAAAAGGTAGGCTTGGACAGAACGAGATTAGGGATAAACTTCTTGAGGTCTTCCCTGAGTTTGAACCTGACGATATCAAGTCAACAACAATGGGTGACGGGGGAGAGGACATTCAGCTTTCTCCCGCTGCCCGCAAGAAGATGCCAATCAGTATCGAAGTCAAGCGGCGTAAGTCTGGGATGAAGATGCAATATGATTGGATCGAGCAAGCTAAACGACACGGCAAAGGGATACCCGTGCTATTCTTTAGAGCAGATCGCGCTGATTGGATTGTCATGGTTAGCCTAGAACATTACATGGAACTGTTGAGAGGTTGGAAAAATGTTTAACTGGCTAAAAGAATGGGTGATGAATGTATTTGATCTACAGCCAAGAGCCTATGCACCAGAAACCAAAGCAGAAATTTGGAGTATTATCGAGGGGCCGCAACGTGCAGAAGAGTTGGACTACTCGGAGATAGAAGGTCTAGATGTACATGACTCTGCAATCCGATTGGTGCTAAAGATTTCTGTTGATAAAGAGGTGTTCGATATCGAGGCTTGGTTTGATAGCTATGCAGATGCTAAGTATATCATTGACCACTTCAATAAATCCATTGAGCCACTACCTATGAACCTAGGGGATTTTAATGAGTATGTCTAAAACAGTAGTAGTCTATTCCTGCGCGCACTCTGACCCTGATGTAAACAACATCCGCTTCAAAGCATTGGGTAAGTTCCTATATGACTTGAAGCCAGACATGGTGTTTGATCTGGGTGATGGTGCTGATATGCGATCCCTCAATACCTATGAGGATAAATACCCTAAGGCAATTTCATCGCAGAGTTACGAACGGGATATCGTAGCCTATAACCAAGCTCAAGAATATCTGCGTGAACCCTTTAAGTATCATCGAAAGAAACGACCATACTGGGTAGGCTTCGAGGGTAATCACGAACATCGTATCAAGTCTTACATAGCTAAGAACCCACGCAGCGAAGGTGAGAAGTTTGGGATTTCTTTCAGTCACCTTGATACGGATCATTGGTTTGATGATTACCATGAGTATGAGAATGGTGGGCCAGCAGTTGCTATGTATGACGGAGTAGCCTATGCACACTACTTCACTTCTGGTAACTCTGCCACTGCAACTGGGGGTACCCATCATGCTCATAGTGTGATACAAAACCTAAGTTGCTCTGCTACCTGTGGTCATTCACATAAGCGTGACCTACACTTCAAGGACGCAGCACTACCACGAGGGAACATTGGCCTTGTTGTAGGTTGCTTCAAAGGTGCAGCAGAGGATTGGGCAGGCCAAGCTAACGCTGGTTGGTGGCATGGTGTGGTAGTTAAGCGAGAGTTGGCTAATGGTATGTATGAACCAGAGTTTGTATCTCTTGCGCAGATTATGAGAGCGTACGAAGAATGAGGTACGAGATTACGTTGGTTGTTGAAGTTGATAGAGAGGCTGCTTTTGCACGGACAGATGACGAAATGGAAAACGTCTATAGCCTTGTGGAGTCAGCCATCTTTGATTTAGATGATCTTAAACTGTACACCCTAGAAGTATTGGAACAAGGTTAATGGAACAACAACAAGTAGTACTAAATGAACAACAACTGGTTGCACAGTTTATCAAAGCTTTCAAAGGTTCTTTAGACCTTCGCCTATGGGTCAACCTTATGAAAGAAGAGCTGGCAGAGTACAATGCAGCTTTTAAAACAAATGACCGAGAAGAGATGTTGAAAGAGATTGCGGATGTACTCTATGTAAAGACTGGTTTCCTCTTGGTACTTGGTGGGGGTGTTGGAGAAGACATCATTAGTAGAGAAGAAGAACAAGAATGGATGAACATCCTTGATGAAACTCACAAAGCCTACCTACAAGCAGAAGCAATCTTTAGTACTGCAACAATCTGGGAAGCTTTCAAGCGTGTACATACCAGCAATATGTCCAAGCTAGGTGATGATGGTAAGCCTGTCCTTCGTGAAGATGGTAAGATTCTGAAAGGGCCAAACTACAAGAAGCCCTACTTGACAGACCTGTTAGAAGTTGGTAATATTACATGACAGTAGAAGAACTCATTCGTAAATTAGAAAGAGTGAGAGACCAGAGTGTGCCTGTAGTACTAGTCGAATGGGATATACAGAACCCCCTAGCCAAGAAGGCTGAGGTGACTCCCAATAGGATAGTGGTGCAGGCACATAGGGTTGCAATTATCATTGATTAAGAAAGAACAAGATGAAGAGATACTTACGGAAGAGTTGGATTATCCGATGGCTTCGCTATGTGAAGACTTGGCGTGAACATCGTCGGATCATCAAAGAGTTGAATGCTCTAGACGACAAGACGTTACGGGACATTGGTATCAATCGTTGTGATATTGATACGCTCATTTGGTTGGAACAAGATTTGGAAAGACGAGGGACTCATGCGAAATAAGGATGAAGATTGGACTACAATTATCTCAGGTTTTCTGGCAATCTTTGCGTATCTCGCATTGTTTGTAGGGGTAATCTATGGGTATATCTGGAATATCCTTACACTGTTTAATAACATGGATACAATCTCTGGGGTAGAAGCAGTAGTACGTTCTATTGGTATTATAGTTGGCCCTGCTGGCGCAATCATGGGGTACTTTTAATGAGCAGTAACTACCTACCTACAGATTATCAGTCCTTTATTGCAACTTCACGCTATGCCCGTTGGCTAGAGGAACAAGGTCGCCGTGAGAACTGGGGTGAGACTGTCTTTCGCTACATGGAGAACGTAGTCAATAAACTCCTTGCAAGCATTAACCACGTAGGTGGTGAGGCTATTGCTATTGAACAGGCTATCCTTAACCTAGACGTTATGCCTTCCATGCGAGCTGTTATGACTGCTGGCCCTGCGCTAGATCGTGATAACACTGCGGGATATAACTGTTCGTATCTGCCTGTTGATGACCCTAAAGCTTTTGATGAAGCTATGTTTATCCTACTGTGTGGCACTGGTGTTGGCTTCTCTGTAGAGCGTCAGTTCATCAGCAAGCTGCCAGAAGTACCAGAGAATATGTACCAGTCCGAGACTACTGTTGTCGTTAAGGATAGCAAAGAGGGTTGGGCCAAGGCACTGCGTCAGGTTATCGCACTGCTGTACTCTGGTGAAATCCCTAAGTGGGACGTGTCTCTGGTTCGTCCTGCTGGTGCTAAGTTGAAGACCTTTGGTGGTCGTGCATCAGGCCCAGCGCCACTGGTTGACCTGTTCCAGTTTGTTATTGGGAAGTTCAAGGAAGCCAAGGGACGTAAGTTATCGTCTCTCGAATGCCACGATATTATGTGTAAGATTGGTGAAGTTGTTGTAGTTGGTGGTGTTCGTCGTAGTGCTATGATTTCCCTATCTAACTTGTCAGATGATCGTATGCGTTATGCGAAGTCTGGTAACTGGTGGGAAAATAACCCTCAGCGTGGTCTGGCTAACAACTCTGTGAGCTACACCGAGAAGCCAGATGCTACTAGCTTCATGCGTGAGTGGGTTGCTCTGATGGAGTCTGGTTCTGGTGAACGAGGTATCTTCAATCGTCAGGCATCCAAGAAGCAGGCAGCAAAGAATGGTCGCCGCAAGACTGACTATGAGTTTGGCACTAACCCATGCTCCGAGATTATCCTGCGTCCCTACCAGTTCTGCAACCTGACGGAAGTTGTTGTACGTGCTACGGATACGATCAAGACGCTGGAAGAGAAGGTTCGCCTTGCTACCATCTTGGGTACTATCCAATCGACCTACACTAAGTTCCCCTACCTGCGGAAGATTTGGCAAACCAATACAGAAGAAGAGCGTCTGCTTGGTGTGTCACTGACGGGGATCATGGACAACCCACTAATGACTACAAAGAATGCAGGTTTGTCTCAAACATTGGAGCATCTAAAGAATGTCGCTATTACTACTAATGCTGAGTGGGCTGGAATCCTTGGCGTTCCTGTATCTGCTGCTATTACTTGTGTTAAACCATCGGGAACCGTCTCGCAACTTGTTGACTCCGCCTCAGGTATCCATGCTCGCCATAGTGCTTACTACATTCGGACTGTTCGAGGCGACAATAAAGACCCTCTTACACAGTTTATGAAGGATCAAGGTATCCCGTCTGAACCTGATGTGATGAAGCCTACGCAGACAACTGTGTTTAGCTTCCCAATGAAGGCCCCAGAGGGTGCAGTGGTCACGGCTGATCTTAGTGCTATCGACCAGTTGGAAATGTGGTTGGCCTATCAGCGTAGTTGGTGTGAGCATAAGCCTTCTGTTACTATTAACGTCAGAGGGCATGAGTGGGTTGAGGTAGGTGCTTTTGTCTACAAGCACTTTGATGAAATGTCTGGCGTATCTTTCTTGCCATACAATGAACATACCTACCAACAGGCTCCATACCAAGAGGTCGGTAAGTCAGAGTATGATAATCTGCTGTCTATGATGCCTAAGACTATTGACTGGGCTAAACTGGCGGACTACGAGAAAGAAGACAACACATCTGGATCACAGACACTTGCTTGCTCTGGGGATAGTTGTGAGATTGTTGACCTGACTTAACCTTGTAACATAGCCTAGGACAGGATCAGCTTTTGTCCTAGGCTTCATATCAAATGGAGTTAACGTGTACACAATTATTGGAAGACCTGATTGTCGTTGGTGTGATAAAGCTAAGCAACTACTCACAGAAAAAGGACGAGAGTATCAGTACATTGACTGCACTGAGAATACTTGGGTAGTGGCCATCATGTTGAAAGGCGGATACCGAAAGGTTCCACTAGTTATTCAACACACAGAAGTCATTGGTGGTTATGTAGAGCTAGAAGAGAAGTTTAAGGAACTATCCGATGGATGAAGGTAAGCCTAAAGGTAAACGAGTGAGTCGCTACAAGAATGCGGGGGCAGAAGCTACTGCACGTACTGTGAAACTTGTCGCTATGAATGACACACAGAAGCAGTACATTGCTGCACTAAACTCCCACAGTCAGATCATTGTGACAGGTTTCAGTGGTACAGGTAAGACTTACATCGCAGCAACACATGCAGCTAACCTTTACGCTAATCATCTGATTGACCGAATCATTATCACTCGACCTAACATCGCTGTTGGTAAAGACCTTGGGTATCTTCCGGGAACTCTAGAAGAGAAGTACACCCCTTGGATCATGCCAGTGCTTGACGTATTGGAACAACAGCTTGGTAAGAATGTTGTTGATACCGCGATGAAAGCTGGCAATATCCAGATGGTTCCTCTGTCTGTTATGCGTGGACGCAGCTTCAATAGGGCTTTCATTATTGTGGACGAAGCGCAGAACCTTACTGTACACGAGATGAAAATGCTATTGACTCGCGTAGGTAAAGAGTGTACTATTGTTATCAACGGAGATATCAAGCAGAGTGACATACAGACACAGAGTGGTCTTAGTAAGATTCTGCATCTAGCTAAGAAATACAATATGGATATCCCAACCATTGAGTTTGGTGTTGATGATATTGTTCGTAGTGATATCTGTAAGCAGTGGATTATTGCATTCGAAGAGGAGAAGCTATAATGGCTAAGTGGGATGTACTAGGTTGGCAAGAACCTGAAGAAGAAGCAAAGACAGACAATGTGAACCACCCAAAGCACTATGGTCAGGGTGATATTGAGTGCATTGATTACATTGCGGACTTCCTGACGTATGATGAATATGTTGGGTATCTACGGGGCAATGTCGCAAAGTATCTGCATCGTTGGCGCTACAAGAATGGACTAGAAGACTTGAAGAAAGCACAGTGGTATCTGGCAAGGTTAGTTGAAGAGGTGGACAATGAAGAAAACAACCCTCATAAAACCTAAGGATAAACCAATTGAAATAGCTGTAATGCCCCTCGAAGAAGAAGCCAAGCAGTTTACTGCAAAGAAAAAGTTTGGTGGGCCACCCAAGCCTATGACATCCCGTATCTACCTTACGGGGATGGCAATGAATGCCCTGTTGTCTAGGTCTACGGGTCTAGTACGTAGGGAAGAGATCAAGCGTGAGGCAGAGGACTGGGCCGACTTTATGCTTGAAGACTAACAACAAGAACACCCATACTGTAAAACTTAAAGGGAGCCTTTCGGCTCCCTCTCTTTTTGTTTACTGTCTTCTTTGATCTGGGAAACCTTTAACAGGCTCTGTCATTTGGTTAGACCACGCCATGATAGCCTGTCTTTTTTTAACCTCTTCCTCAACATTCTCAGAAGCACCGAGGAAAGAAGCAGCATCTGCAAACTCCCCGTTAGTAAAAGCTCTTACTGCGGTGTCATAGATATCTTTCTTACCAGAACTTTTAATGGCTTTTCTTTCTTCAATGACATAAAGATTACGAACATACCCTGCAGCCAACCGAGGTTTTTTATCTAGGAGTTCAATGAAGCTTTGCTCTATTTGATTCTTAGCCTTATCTCTCTCAATAGTAATAAATTGATTTAACAGATACCTCTGATCATCAGTATTTGTAATCTCATTATAAGTCTTATCACCAAACCTACCACCATGCTTAACTTGATCTCTCCAAGCAACGAACATCCTAGGCAGGTTCTTACCCAGAATTTCCCTCACAAAGATATCTGCAGCAGGGTTTTCTACAGTCTTGTTGCCATAGATTTCAAACTCCTTGATTTGCATACGGCTCATCTCTTCCTGCAACTGGTTAGGTTTTGCAGATGTTTGCATACCAAGCTGCTTAGAGAGGGGGTCAAAAGTACCAATAGGAGTAGAGCTGAATGGGCTGTAATAAGGGATAGCGGACTTACCGTTGTAGCTCTGTGCGTACTGTACAAAGTCTACCTCTGGCAAGAAGCGTGTTGCTCTGCGGATCATCTCATCTATGAAGTTACCTTCACCATAGGTTTCAACATTGTCCAAATCTCCACCAAGAACTTCTCTCGTGTACGGGGTAGTACCTAGCTCAGGGTTAACCTGCCCATAGAAGTCTCGTGTTGGGGTCAGAGGATAGGTGAACGTAGCAGCAATGTCTCCCAACGACCGAGCAAGACCAACTGTTAGAACACCCTCGTCATAGCTCTTTGCTATCTCTGTAAAGAGTGGGGCATCAATACCTATGTCAGTCTGACCTACAGAGATATCCATCATGGTACTAATGATACCCTCTGTTGGTAGGTCATTCTTCCAACGATAATAAAGATCACCCAAATACATATTCATCAGCCAAGGGCCAGCAGTACGGCTTAGGTCAACAAGACCTGTATCTGTCTTGAGCTTGTCATAGTCAACAGTACCTTCAGTAGATGCAGCAGTGTATGCACCCAACATAAAAAGGGAAGCCCCTGTCATCTGCCGTGCAAAACGATCCTGACCAGTCTTGTTGACATCCCCAAAGACAACACTATCATACTTGTTCAGACCACCAGTCATAAGACCAATAGGTGTGTAGTCATTGATATGTTCAAGGTGGTTAGCGATATAACGAGGGAATGGTATACCAAAACCTGCGGATACAACAAAGGGTAGCTTGTGGTGTGCGTCGATAACACCCTGTGCTAGCTTACCAAAGGCAGACTTGTCACCCCTGTAGGAACGCTGGAAGGTAAACCTACGAGCATCATCAATAGCCTTAGTCATAACACCTTCTGGAAGATTATCCAGTGGGATTTTCTTCGCTAGGAACTCACCGAGATTTTTACCAATGGCAGGATCAGCAATGTCCCTCAACTGTCTGTCTACACTAGAGTAGAGGACACCCTGCTTAAACACAGAGTCCACAGTGGAGTTCAGTATGTTGACACCCCTGCCAACCTTAGCCAAGCGAGAGGTACTCTCAGAGGCTGTCTCAGCACGAGTAGCTTCATAGAACAGTTCAGAGTACTGCTCTGGTTGTTCCTCAAGGAAGACCTCTTTGAAGAGCTTTGCGTCACCCTTGTTCCAAGAGAGTCCTTTGATTGTGGATAGAGTACCACCAACCCACTTACGTTGTACTTTATCCCCAACTTTTTTACCTACAGTGACGTTGGCTACGTTCTTCCAGAATTGGTCGGACATATCAATGAGTACGTTACCAGCAGAGGTGATAGTGTTAGCAGCAGTAGTACCAAGCTGAGAGGTCATAAAGGCAATACGAATAGAGTCTGCCTCTTTCAGTGCATTGTAGAGGGGGTTGCCCTTGTCCTTATACACGCTGGCAGCAACAGTACGCAACTCAGAATCAGCCAGAGTCTCAAGCCCGCTTGCTGCTAGGAAGTCCAAGTCTCTTGTAGTTGCCTCGACCTCTCCCTTTGCAGTAGCCTTTGCTGTGGAACGAGTCTGAGCCTGCTTAATGTAGCTTGCTTCTGCCAGTGTCTTACCAGCCTGAGACAAGTCAGCGAGGAAGATATAAGAGGTTTGTTCTTTTGATAGGCCATACTTAGTGCGTAGGTCAGTCAAGTAGCTGCTATCAATCTTACCCGACTGCAGACCTTTCGCAACAGCAGAAGAGATACGCTCGTTAGGCTTGATTTTCAAACCCTCTGTCATCTCAATAGTAGCAGCAGTGATACTACGTAGTGTATCTATAGAGAGGTTGCTTGTGATAAACCTGTCTACTTTACCATTCAAGACTTCCTTCTTAAGGAGATTACCCTTCTCAACCAACTTAGGGTCAAGAGGGTCAAGCTTAACGCCCTTGAAACGTGCATCTAAGGCCAACGCTGTAGATACAGCACGATCAGCAGCAGCAGAAACTTTTGCAGGTTCCACCGAGGCTATCGTTGTCTTAGCATTAGTAACACCAGTAGTCTTAGTCGCAAGATTTGCAGCATCACGAGCAACAAGACTATCAACAATACCACGCTGGGTTCTTGTGTCTAACGCACGAGTGGCAGAACCTAATGCACCACCAATGGTAGCTGCAATAAGTCCATCACGAAGAAGGTTGCCTGTTGTATATTCTTGCCCAGAAGCTTTCTCACGAGTCTTACCCTGCAGGAAGGATTGACCAGCACCAAGAGAACCTTCTACTACAGCAGAGGATACACCCCCCATGAGGGCTTGTTTAGCGATTGTGCCTGCAACCTGATCTTTAACAGCACCAGTGGCAACACCCTTACGCACAAGCTCAGAGATAGTCTGACGCATTGCTAGTTGCGCAGCCTTACCCGCTGCCTTTGCAGCAAGCTTAGAACCTACACCCCAACCAGCCGTACCCACTGTGGCGAGAGTGCTGGGAGACGTAGCGAAGGCTGACAGGTAGTCTACTGCACCATCCAGCATCCCCGTGCCACCACCCTCAGCCCTGTCATAGGCCATCATGAGATTGCCAAAAGACTTCAACTCTTCTTGGGGAAGGTTCTCCTGTTTTACAAAATTGTAATCCTTGAGTGCAGTAATCTCATTGGTATCCTGCCAGCGCATATGCTCAACGAACTTATCTGTTAAACCTTCCGCCCCAAGCTTCTTCATCTCGTCGCCAGACAGGCCATAACGAGAACTTCTAAAGAACAGCACAAGGTCTTTTTGAAACTCAGGGTTATCCTTAAGTTCCATAAAGTCCTTGCCATCAACCTCTTCTAGGTAGCTACCCATTATTGTCCTAGCCCCATGTTCTCGTCCACTATACTATCAAGGGTGGACTCTGCAGTACCAGTGATAAGCCCCTGAAGCTCTTCCTCTGTATCAGTGGGGTTAACTGGGACTACAGGAACTACAGGTGCTGGTGGGGGTGATTGTACAAAGCTTTCTGCAAAAGTCTTAGGGTCTGTTAAGACTGCATCAAAGTTGTCTACAAGAGCTTGCGCCCCGATATTACCTACAGTAACTGCAGTACGAATTTGATCTGTCACGAAAGCAGCCGCCTGTGTTGGGCTTAGGGTGGATTGTGGAGAGTAAGCTAATTCTCCTGCACGTTGTTCAGCCAACGCAAACAAGTTTGCCACCTCAGGTGCAGCATTACTTGATACGGTGATATCCCCAGTACGCTCATTTACGGCAAAAGAGTCTGCGAACTGAGTCTGCAAAGCGGATGCAATCTGATTTTTCATAGCCTTGGTGTCAGTGAAGTCTGGGCCAGATACATAGTTAAAGTTCAAATCAAGGGGTTCCATTGGGGTAACCCCAACAGGGGCATAAACCTCTGCACCAAAGCGTCTTTGCAAATCTTCTACACTAGTAGCACTATAGATAGCTTCAGCCAGTGCCTCAGCAGATTGTTCTGGGTCTGTCGTATCTCTATCAGTAGATACACCATTGATAAGAGCGGTTGAGATAACTTCATCACCAGCCTCTTCAAGGTACTTAGTGACAGTTAGGTTTAGGTCTTCAACATACTTCTTGTCAACTTTTTTATTCTTCTCGTACTGGTCAAGGAAAAGACTAAGCTGACCTGTACGCTGCAAAACTAACGCACTTGTGTCTGTTAGGCCAGCAATAATACCTGCAGAAAGTTCTGCTTGCATAGCAGCCTTTGTCGCTGTCTTTTTTGCAAGACGCTCAATATAACGATCCTGATAGGCTGCAAGTAGAGTCTTTTGATACTCTTCTCTCTTGAATGCGTAGGCTCTATCTTCAGTCTCTTTTGCAGCTTTCTGATCAAGAACATACGTCAAGCCTTCGTTTATACCCTGCCAAAAACCCATTACTTAACTCCTCTTGACATCAGACCCTTAGGCTTTTCTACTGCAACTCTTTCCGCAGGTGAAACTTCCAAGACTTTTTTAGGTGGATTCTTATCCATTTGTTTAATCATTTTCTTGGCTAAGCCAGTGTTCTTCGCCTTGTTATACTCAGCCTTCTCTTCTTTATCCTCAAACCCATCATCAGGGTTAAGTCCAAAGGCAATAGCACCCTGCTTGATAAACTCATGGATCACAGGGGAGATCAGTAGCGCAACATCAATAGAGTGCATACCCTTAGATACAGCACCACGCATGATGCCATTGGTAATGCTCATTACATCTAGCTCATCTACCTCAATCAGATCAAGGACACCATCAAGCATCTCTGGATCAGAGAGACGAGCCAAGTGCATTTGGATTGCTTCTTCTGGATCAACAATCTCTGGGGGACGTTCCCAAGGAAAACCTTTAGGTTCTGTAGTCAAAGATTGACCGGGGATAGGCGCACTAAACATATCCATTCTTACTCTCCAGAAATCTTATTGTATCTACGCAACCAGTCAGACTGGTATCTCTCAGCAGTAAGACCATTGTTAGCAGCCAAAGCTTCTTCACTCATCTTACCAGAAGGGTTACCAGTAAACCAAACAACAGGAACTTTTGTAACATCGTTGTTGTTCGCAGCGAGAATCTCTTGCACATACTTTGCAGCTACGATATCTTGAACTTCTGTAGGTGCTTCCTTGGCAGTCTTATACTCAGTGCCAACACCATACTTACTTGACAAACTTCTCCACGTGCTATCAATAAATTGGTACCCCCCAGAGGCAGAGCTTTTAGGGTTCTTAGCACTATAGTCTCCACCAGACTCTTTACTCTTGAGTGCGGATAGAATACGTCTGATACCTTTATCTGTCACATCAGCAGAGATAGAACCTGCCAGTTTGTTTGAGGTAGTACCTTTAGGTGATCCTGCAGGAGTAGTCGGCATCTGCTGTCTTTGTTCTGCAACAGGTGCAAATACATCACGAGAGAAGCTCATGTACTGTGGCAATAGGTCATCGAACTCTGAGAGCTTTTGCTCAGTCTTTGCCATGCGAGAAGCAAGACCAGCACCAGCCCTTACGTTTTCTCCAGAGGCAGCCGCAGAACGAATCCTTTCCACAAGGGAAGCTGCACTCTTGTAATTTTTACTATAGTCCATTGTTATCCCTTAGTATTAGAAGCCAAAAATAAGCTTGGTAAAGAAGCTGGCTTTAGCTGCACTTTCTGCAGCTTGTTCTTTTTTCTTGGCCATCAAAAACTCTGCGGCTCTTTCTTTCTCAGACTCAAGTGCAGTAAAAGCAAAGGCCATGATGTCACGTTCTTTCTGCCAGACTTGATCTAGAGCTTGGCTAGTCAAAGCGTTCTTAGTCTTAGCTGCTTCCATGTTTGCAGTATTCTGTGCAGCAGTGTTGAGAGTAACAGTATTCTGTCTCCACTGTGCGTTAGCCTGAGCAATAACCAAAGAGTTAGTAGCATTAAACTGGTCACGCTGTGTCTCTAGCTGAGCATTAAACTTCTTGGTAGCATTAGTTTCACCAGCATTGAATTGCTTGATGGCATTGCTTTGCTCTGCATTGAAGAGGCTTACACGGCTAGTTAGGTCTTCAAAGAATTGATTAGTCTGATTCTCACTCGAAGCATTGAACTGTGCTGCAGCGTTCTTTGCTGCTTGATCTGTAAGCAATGCCTGAATGTTAGACTGAGTGCGGAACATAGCAGTCTGTTGTTCATTACTAACATTCGTCAAGTCCATCTGCAAGAACGACTGTGCATTCTGAACAGCAGCTTGCTGACGATTGCTTAGGTTAGCTACATCGAGGTTAGCAAGGGCAGCAGCCTGAGCCATCACCATAGCTTGACGATTATTCAGATTCTCCAAGTTCACCGTGTTGACAATACGGCTGTTCTCCATCGCAATGTTTTGTTCTGCGGTGAAGTTCATGTTAGCAATGTCTGAAACCTTAGCGGCATTCATAACACGAGTCTGGAAGTTCTGGTCAAACTCTTGGCCGAGGAAGGTAGCACGTTGTTGAGCAGCAAAGATTGCAGTCTGCTGTCTATTGGAAAGGTTCTGTCCCTCGAACTGTGCAAAGGTACTAGCATCAACCTGAGCAATAGGTAGCGCAGACTCCATAGCAGCCTGAATGACAGCCTGTCCAGCTAGGGATGAAGCACCAAGCCCACGAGCAACCAGAGCAGCGTTAGCAGCCCGCATAGCCCCTGCTGCCCATGCTGGTGTCTCACCACCTTCAAACTGTTTCATCAATCCTTCAAGCTGACCTTGTACAGTAGCTTGCTTAGAAGGAGTAGCTTCGGCTGCTTGAATGCTTTCGGATAGCTTATTAACTTTGGCTGCATCAACAGCAGAACCAGAGATAATTTCCCCTTCTTCCACCTTACGCTGCACAGGGTTATTCATAAGAATACCTGTACCTTGTTCAGCCTTTAGGCCCTCTAGAGAACTCTCAGTTTGCTGTGCAGCTTTAACTATAGCACCCTCGGTCACAGCACCTACAACAGGCTGTAGTGCCTCTGTCTCTTTCTTAACTTCAGGGGCAGCAGTAGTAGCCTGTATCAAGCTGGCAGGAGTAGGAGCAGGAGTTGCTGCTGTAGTAACATCTGCGATAGTGGTAGGAGTTACTTCTGGTGTAGCTTCAACTTTACCTGCATTGGTATCAATAAGAGTCTCTGGGGTAACTGCAATGTTAGCTACAGCAGCTTGTTCAGTGAGGCTCTCTGGGTTACGGATAACTGCTTGAGAAAGTTCATCACCTGTAGATAGACCACCAACAGCCATACCTGTACGTTTCTGCAAGACACGAGTGAACTTACCCATACGTGCTGCTGCACCGGGATTGGACGATAGGAAAGCTTCCATCATCTTAGGGTCTGTTGGCCCATTGTAGCCCATCTGTGTGAGCAAGTTATGCTGCTGTTGGGGATTAAAGTCCACTCTATGTCTCCAGACGTTTGTTGTATCTTACACTAAAAAGGGTTTGGTTGCAAGAGTTTATTATAGTAAGTTAGTCAGCATCTTGGATCACGAGCGTACCAGCTTCGGCCTGACGCATGATTTCGTCGTAGTGACGGTTGCCCGGTGCCAAGGGGACGGACCACTCGATGCCGTCGATGGTGGCCTTGATGCCGCCGATGTTGCCGTCAAAGCCGTTGACATATTGGGCTGAGGTGATGGTCATGGTGTTCATCTCTTACAACTCCGCGTCCGCGACCCAGTGGCCGTAAATTGCGACAGGCACAAAAGCTGCGCCAACAGGCAGGCTTAAAATCCCGCTTTTGGTCCCCGGGAAGGGGACGGCGGCTCCGACTGCACCTGTCCCGCCGATAGCCCCAGAGCGAGTGTAGTCCCAAACATTTACCGTGCCTACATGGCGATAACCCACAAGGCTTGGGACCGCACGTTTTTGTACAGCGTAGTAGATAGTGCAGTAAGATAGGTTTGCACTATCAGACGACCCGGCGAAAACCGTAGCACCTTCCGAAGTGTTGGTTCCCGGCGCAACACCCACGCTGTAAGACTTCTCGTAATACCGCTGGCATCTCGCCAACTCTGGCCCCAATTCGGGCTGCTTGTATAGGTCAGCCGCCGCAACAGTGTGCGTACCCTGCTTGATGTGGATGCCCCACAGGTCAACGCCGATAGTTTGCAGGCCGAGGCTGTTGGTGCGGGCGTTGTAGTCAGAGCCTGCCGAGGTCCAAAACCTCAGTTCAAGGTAGTCGTTGCCATTGCTGCCAAGTGTCTTTCCAGTGATGGACGGCACGGCGATGGTGACGGCAAACGCTGCCCACGATCCGGTGAGAGTGACGGTGGTCACGCCGATGCTGTTAACTTCGGTGGAAGGTGAGCCACCAGTGCCGAAGGATTGCAGAAGTTCGACCGCCACGTTCCCAGAACCGCTGGAACGCCTCGCCCATCCCAAGATGGTGATGGTCTGGCCAGCGTAAGACCTGACGCCTTCAATGCGTTGGCAAGTCAAAGCACCCTGTGACGCCAAAGTCTGGCCGCTGACAGTCTGCCGCAGGAAAAACGTGGGGCTGTTGTTGCCAAGCGTATCGCCAACGGTGAAGGACTGACGCGATTGAGTGACCGTCCCGCCAGTCAAATCATTGCGCCACCGATCCGCCGCCACATAGGCAGCAGAGGTGCTGCTTGTCCCCCGCTGCCAGAAGTCAAAGGCCCCGTTGATGATGCGGTTTTCAGGGTCTAGCACACCGGGACGCAAAGGTAGCCCGTTGAAGGTCGCTGTGTTACCACCAGATGCGTCAAGGATAGCGTTAGTGCGTAGTTGGCTCATGCCAGTTGCTCCTCTGTCGGGCGTGGTAATGTCGGGTGATCCCAAGCGGCGATATAGTCACCACGGCCATCGCTGTCGTTTTGCAGACGGATGACAGTCAGGAAATCCTCAATGGTCAGCGCAGGGTAGAGCGCCATGATTTTATCATACAGTGTCATCACGCAACTCCTGCCAAGAACCCAGAGAACACGTTTGTATTTGCGTCACTTGCTCCGACAGAAAATGTTCCTGTTCCAGTTACCCAAGCCCAAAGATCAAGGTAATCGGTTGAGCCGTTGAGGTAAAAAAACCCGCTTACGGATGCTATGGCACCAGACCCACCAGAGAGGGTAATGTCGAGCATCCGCCCATAGTTATTACCCTCGATTCCGTTAAGTCGAATTGTGATAATTGCCCTTGATAAGCTGGTGGTTGCTTGAAAATAAATGCTGCCATTCGTTTGGTAATACCCAGCCACGGTTGGCTGAAAACGATAATTTGTCGTTGAGTCAAATGCGCTAGTACTGTCGAAAGACTTTGCTTGCAGCGCCACCTTTGTAAAAGTACCAGAGGTAATTGTTTGTGGGGATGTAGTATAGGCCCGAAAGGCTGGCATTGCTTTTTGAGTTACGGTACTGGCAGTCGTCAAAACCGTTCCCGTGTTATCCGGCAGCGTGAGTGTTCTGTCCGTATTCGAGTTGGGGGCAGCGATGGTGAATGCACCCGTGCCAGAGGCGTTGCCTTGGAGTTTGATCAGCGACATTATTCAGTTTCCTCTGGGGCTACGTCAAGCGGGCCTTGGTCAGTCCAAAGCCAGCGGTCACGGCTCTCGCGCGATGGCAGAGTGCTGTCGTCCACAATGCGCCAAGGCTTACCCGCAGGCACGTCCTTATTGGCCACAGCTTCGATCTGGTCTGAAAACTCAGGGGCTGGGATGATAACCGCAACGCCACCGCTGTTGTTAGGGAAAATGATTACTTGCATGGTGGGTTTCCTTTTAGCGAAAGACTAAGACGCAGACGACTGATCGGTCAGTTAGTACAGCACTGTTATTATATGTTTCCACACCAACACTAGTAGTGGTATAACTTGTCAAGACTACGCTTCCTGAGGTGGAAGCATGTGACTGAGCAGTTGCGTAGTTAATGTCCTGAAGTGCTGTCGTAAAGTTCACAGTGTAAAGACCTACTCCATTATCCGTAATGCTGGACACATTCCCAGACCCACGGATAGTTACAGTGCCTGCGCCGTTAAAGTTTACCCAAGCACGGCAGGCATAGATCGGAGCAGAACCAGAAGCGTTGAGAGCGCCAGTGATGCGGGCGGCATCTACGTTACCCGTGAGATCAGCACTATCTACGGCCCCGTCAAATGTTGCCGCTGTGACCCCAGTTGTTCCGTTAATTGTGACAGTCATTATAGTACCACCCAGTTAGAGCCAGTAGGGATAGTAACAGTAACACCAGAGTTTACTGTAATAGGCCCTGTAGACATTGCGTTTTTATTTGTTGTAAGAGTATAGTTAGATGTTACTGTTTGGGCGTTCTCAACGAAGACTTCATCATTGCCCCCGCCAGTTGCACCACCGCCAACCGATCCCCAAGCAGCTCCGTTGTAACCCTCAAACTTATTTACGGTTGTGTTAAAGCGGAAGAAACCTGTGCTAGGTGTACCATCTCGTTGAGCTTCTGTGCCTGTTGGGATTCCAGCAGAACCAGTAGCACTTGTGCGAGGGACATAGGCTGTGCTATCAGTTGTAGCTGCTGTACCAAGACCTAGGTTAGTCCTAGCATCAGCAGCAGTGGACGCACCAGTACCACCATCGGCTATAGCTAGGTCAGTAATCCCCGTGACAGAGCCACCCGTAATACTCACGTTGCTAGAATCTTGAGTAGAGATAGTTCCGAGACCTAGGTTAGTTCTTGCACCAGAAGCAGTAGACGACCCCGTACCACCATCAGCTACAGCAAGATCAGTGATACCTGTGATTGAACCACCAGAGATACTTACATTATTACTATCCTGTGTGGAGATGGTGCCAAGACCTAGGTTAGTTCTAGCGCCCGAAGCAGTAGATGCACCAGTGCCACCATCAGCTACAGCCAGATCAGTAATGCCAGTGATAGTACCTGCACTGATAGTAGCAGTATCAGCAACCAAGGAGTCAATGTTAGCAGTACCCGTAATGTACAGGTCTTTCCATTCGCTACCAACAGCGCCAAGATCGTAGAGGTTATCTGCAGAAGGGATCAAGCTGGATGCAACATCAGCCGTAATAGTTACAGTATCCGTAGCAGCATTACCTAAAGTAGTATTACCGTTTACAGTAAGGTCAGCAGTGATGGTAGCTGATTCATCAACTTGGAGTGTGTCTACTTGAGCAATACCATCAACATAGATGTTGCGCCATTCATCAGTAGCAGTCCCAAGATCGTGTGTGTTATCCACAGAAGGGATTAAGCTAGAGGCCACATCTGCAGTGATCGTTACGGTATCTGTCGCAGAATTGCCTAAGGTAGTATTACCGTTTACAGTAAGGTCAGCAGTAATAGTAGCAGACTCATCTACCTGCAGGGTATCTACCTGAGCAACACCATCAATGTATAGGTTACGCCACTCATCAGTAGCAGCACCAAGGTCATAGGTATTATCAATAGAGGGGGTCAAATGGGATGCAACATCTGCGGTGATAGTCACAGTGTCAGTTGCTGCATTGCCTAGCGTAGTGTTGCCGTTGACAGTGAGGTCAGCAGTAATAGTAGCTGATTCGTCTACCTGCAAAGTATCTACTTGGGCAGTACCATCAATGTATAGGTTACGCCACTCATCAGTAGCAGCACCAAGGTCATAGGTATTATCAATAGAGGGAATTAGGTCAGATGCTACATCAGCAGTGATTATGACAGTATCAGTTGCAGAGTTACCCAAAGTAGTATTGCCGTTTACTACAGTGTTACCGACGATGGTAGCATTACCACTTACAGTAAGATCAGCGGCAATGTTAGCTGACTCATCCACTTGTAGCGTATCTACTTGAGCAGTACCATCAAGGTACAGATTCTTAAACTCAAGGGTACTGGTACCTAGGTCAACAGTGTTGTCAACTTTGGGGCGCATTGCTGTGGTAGTGATAACAACATCTTGCACTGGGCCGAGGGTAACAACAGGAGCGCCGCCACCAGTAGTGCCATCGTGGGTGTGACCATCAATAGCATTCATGGCAGTTTGGATTGCGTCAAACTCTCCATCAAGGTCTGAAGCATTGATTAAGTTGCCATTGGAGATATTGTTAGCTGTGTCGTTACGAGTATAACCTGTTGCCATTTTACTGCCTGTCGTTATTAAGATACTCGATGGTGATAGCGTCCAAAGAGAAAGGAGGTGTTATGCTGGAGAAATTATACTGAAGACTTATAGTGAACCCAGAGCCAACCATCTGGGATGTAAACGAGTAGGTCAGTCTACCTCCGTATGTTGCAGTCCCGTAGGTAGCTGCGCCGTAGAAGAAGGAACTGTCCGCAGTGTTTTCCAACACGATCTGTGGGGGTTGGATCACACCAATCTGACTGAAGTTTAAGTTTGGGTTAACTGTACCAGAGATAGAACCTTCTGGGTTAACGTAGGTGGTAAGTTTATACAGAGTTTTCCTAACTCTAGGATCACTCAAAGGTAAGTGTGGAGTAAAGTACTGTGCAGGAATAGCACTTCCATCAAAGCTGTTTCCAGATTCTAGGTTGTACACATAACCATCTTTATTAGCAAAGATAATCTTCTCCGAGGAGTCTACAGAGGAATAGATACCATCTGCAACATAAGCAAGGATACCATTGATTTCCGCCCAAGCCATACCTTGTGCCGTTTGGTCAGCAAACTGTGTAGCGATAACACCCACAGAAGTAGCTGCTGTTCTATTCGTAGCATACCCAAAAAGTCTATACTGGTTTTTACCACGAATAACACAAGAAGTAAAGCTGGTATTTGAACTTACAAGGTTATCTACTTCAGATTGGATTGGACGAGATGCAACTGCAAAACCAAAGTCACCAATTCTATCTGTTGCGCTAAGAAGTCTAACACCATCTGGCCCAAGGAAAGCAATGTCACCACCAACTTCTTGAATGGTATCTGTTCTAACGCAACCAATGTCAGCAGAGATAGGCTGTAGTTGGAAGTCTGAGATAGTATTACCAACAAGTCTGTGTATCTGGTTTGTGCTAAAGATGATTAGCTGTTCACGAAAAACAATCAGACCTGTAACTGTGTGGGTCAGGTTAATAGTGCCAGCACCATTTGCAGGAGTAAAATCAGTATCTGTATAAGGCGCAGTGAAAGTTAGGTTTGTACCCTTAGCAAAGAACAAGTGGTTCTTAAACTGTACTACGTGAGTAGCACCAATAACATCTGAAGGTGCGCTAGTGATTGTTGAGTAGGTAGAGTTAAAATATCTGAAAGGTCTATTAGCACCATCGACACCAACAAGAGTGGGAGTACCTGTGAAGTTATAGCGTTCAAACCTCATCTTCGTGCTGTTAGGACGGCCAGAGTTAATGAAGGTGATAGCTGCATTATCAGTTGGCGAAGATGCAAGTGCAGGGGAGATTGTCAGAGTTGCACTGCCAGAAGTCACAGTAACACTGTTAGTGATAAGGTAAACTTTCTGTACACCTGAGATAGTAAAGGTATCACCTTGTTGTGGGATATCTGTCAACCCATCAACGACGAGACTTGTACCTGTTTGGCTTCCACCATTGACAAGCACAGTGCCGTAGGAAGGAGTATTGATCTTTGTCCAACCTGTACCTTCGGACGACCAAAGATTACTACCACGAGCAGCAATAGCTTTCTGCCCAAAGTATACAAGACCCTCGATCAGGCTTATGTTATTACCAAAAGTAACCGCTGCCTTATCTGCAGGAGAGGAACTCAGGGCGAGGTTAAGTGTAAGATCAGCAGTTCGGGCTGTGCTATTAAAAGTTACAGCAGATACACTATACGTACCAGTTACCCCTGCGATAGTTATGGTATCACCCACAAGAGGTGTCTCTAGTATGTTTGCAATAGTGAGGGCTGTACCTGTCTGACCACTGCCTTGTACGAGGGGTTGACCATAAGGGGGGACATAAGCAGTATCAAACTTTGTATAGCCTAGGATACGCTTATAGCCACCCTCGATAGAAGGTTCAAAGTTGACTAAACGTCTAGCCGATCCCGGAGCAGTAATACCTTGTTGAAGTGGGGAGATGTTTGTGACAAGACCCCCTTTAACTTCAATAGGATAAGTTTCCCATGCTGTTGGCATACTACCCTACCCGCATGTTTACTGAAGTACCTTTCAAGATACGGGTATCTCTGATATATTCATAGCGATTGATATAGAGAGTCCGCATATCCTTGATACCATCATTGAATTTCTGTAGGTGCAAGGTTGCATCTTGAGTATTACCACGGAAAGTGTATGCGTAATACATAGCCCCATCTACAATGACAGGGCGAAACTGTTCTGGATACACAGGCACATCTGTGGCATTATCTAGATCAATGGTATTCTTGTAGTATTCATATACCAACGTGTACGCATTGTTAGGCACAGGGTGTACACCATAGCCTTGATTAGGAGTTCTAAAGACTCTCTTAGGCAAGCTACGAATGGAGGTGTTGGTAGTGTTATACTCATCATCCAGATAATTATCAAGGTAATCCTCATAAGAGATCACTTGAAGTTTCTGGGTGGTATTGTTAAAGGTATCATTACGTTTGATACGGAAGGACTCAAAGTCTACTGTCTTTGCATCTGTAGGATAAGCATAACGAACTGTACCAGCAGTCAGAGCCTGTTCCTTCACAGCATGGTTGAAGGGCCACTCAAACTGGTTCTGTCCAAGATACTGGAGAGCAGAGTTGATGGAGTCTTTGGCAGAAGAATAGAAACCGACAGCAGAAGCAAAGTTGCTGGATGTCAACTCTACTTCATTGAGCCTACGATTCACATCATTCACAAGGCCAAGAAAATTATAGGCTGACACGTTGTCTATCCTTAACAGGTAAAAGTTAAAAGAGTACCCCCGTGAAGAGGTACTCCTTATTAGCTTAGGCTAGTTAAGCCAGCAGATCACGATCAACTTCTGCAGCAGCCAGAACGCAGTCGTTCACGTCGATGGCCACAACGAACACACGAGCAGGGATAGCACCGGGGCTACCCGTAATGGTGGTCACAACGTCAACAGTGTCAGCAGTAGCAATAAAGCCAGCAGTCGTACCAACACGGATCGTATTAGCAGCAGCAGCGTCCAACGAAACATCGTTAGCAAAGACAGTCGTACCATCCGTAACGTCAGCGGTGTAAACCGAGACATCAGGAACAGCCGACAGAACTTCAACGCCAGCAGCCAGTACCAGAGTACCAGCAGGAACCGACACACCTACGTTAGTGCCAGCAGTACCCGACAGGGTAATATACTTCTCAATAACCACAGCACGGTTACGGAGGGATTGCGAGATAGCCATGTTAAATCCTTTCCTAGATTGATGGCAGAGTTAAGAGGTACCCCCGAAGGAGTACCCCATAGTAACTTAGCATTAAGCTAGGTTGTACTTTGCAGTTGCCAGAGCTTCTGGGCGCAGAATCTTACGACCATACAAGTGCATACCACGGATGATGTCTGCAAACGAGTCAGGATCACGGTAGGTTTCGGTCTTGTTGATCTGCTCAGCGGTAGCTACAGCCGAGTCATGACCAGCAACGATCACACCGTAGTTTGCGTTCTGGTTTGAAACGCCAGTCGTAGCAGCACCCGTACCAACCGAAGGCAGGTTGTTCGAGACGTACACACGGAAGCCGTTCCAGTTCGTCAGAACCAGACCATTACGCAGAGCGCCCGAATCACCATAGTCAGCATTCAGGAAGCGCGAGTCTTCGTCCATCAGTACTTCCATCAGAACGGGGTCGATCACGATCCAACGGCCAGCCTTATCGACATTCTGTTGATCCAACAGACGGCCCATACGGTTAATCAGCATGACAGGCGATACGTACTCGGTAGGAAGAGCAGTAGCACCGGGCAGACGAGCAGCCACAGGGATCGAGTGGTCACCCTTCGAAGCAGTCGTGATGTTGCCGAAGCTATCCTTACGGAGCTTCATCGAGGTCAGCAGTTCGTCGGAACCAGCAGTCGTGATAGCCTTCGTGCCATTCACAACGTCATTGACAGCGTTTGCGTTCGAACCCGAAGCAGTCTGCTTGTAGCCCGACAGGTAGCCCAGAACTTCTTGGTCATGCTGGTCAGCCAAGCGGTAAGCCGCACGGTTGGTAGCCAAGTCCATGAAGTTGACATGCGAGTGAGCTTCTTCGATGTCGTCGATCTTGAATGCAAAGTAGTTAGCTTTGTCGATCACCAACGAGAAGTCAGCATCTTGCAGGTCTTGTGCTTGCACCTGAGTGCCACGAGCATAGGACGATACCGAGATTTCAGGCTCTTTGATAATACGAACAGTATCACCCTGAGCAGCGATCTCACCGAAGTAGTCCGAATTAGTAATATCGCCAACGATGGTTGCTTTACGGAAAGCAAGTTGGACTTTTTTGGAATAGATAACCGAAGAGAAGTTACCATTTGGCAAGTTGCCATAACCAGCAGCAGATTGGAAAGCCATGAGAAATACTCCTATGATATTTGGCTTTGATAAGAAGCTAAACAGAGCGATAAGAGGCTGAATCTTTCCGAGGGTGCATCTTCTCTTTAGGTTGATCGACCTTTGAGAGACGGGCCTGTACTTGTCAGGTGAGTCTTATTTAGTTTAGACTTGAAGTAGGCAAGTAGCATTGGGTAGTCTTGATCAGAGTCCTACGCTACTTGCCCTAGTTATACTAAGTTTGTCTTAGATGTCAAGAGTTATCTTGCACCACCACTCATATCGTAAACAAAAGTACCCTTTTGCATTGCAGCTTGAATACGCTTTTCCATTTTAGCAAAAGTATCCATACTCATCTTAGCAACATCAGACTCACTGATAGTCTCATTACCACCATCCAAGTCCACACTCGCTTTACTCTTTGTAACAACAGACGATGCAGCTTCTTTGGCACTAGCTTTTTTAGCTGCGGGGTTCAAACCTTTGTCAACTTTGTACAGGTCGATAACACGAATGACAGCACGAGCATCTTCTTCATTCTCATAAAGAACATCTTGTACCCACTTTGGTTGTTCATCTGCCCAATCATGGAAAGCATCTGACTTACGTAGATCATCAAAATCAGGGTGGCTTTCACGAATAGTATTGAGAGCTTTATTGCGAACAGTCTCAGCACTCAGTTGTTCGTACTCAGTAAACTGCCGTTCATACTTCGAGAGTTGTTCAGCAGCTTTCTTGTTAGCGATAGTCTCCACGATAGAAGCTACGTCAGGATACTTACGCGCCCACTCTGCGATATCTTCATCAGACTTGGGAGGAAGAATAGGGCTATTGTCTGGCTGGGCTTTAAGCAGTTCGAACTTCTTCTCCCACTCTTTTTCCTTTTCAGACATATGACGACGAAGATCACCATAACGCTTTTTAAACGAGCGTTCCTCTGGGTCTGTAGGTTCTACTTCTGCAGCAGGTTTCTCTGCTTCAGTTTTAGCTTCTACAGGTTGATCCTCTTCAGGTTCCTTACCCTTCATTAGATCATTTAGTTCCTTCTCCGAGTCTGCAATACGTTGCCGATTACGGCGCGAAGAAGAAGAGTTTGGGTCTACGTAGACTTGAGTGATAGCCATGTGTTATCCTTTATAGTGGGGTCAGCCGAAGCTGAGTTGCCTTATTGTTTTCCGCCAAGACCTTTTGACTTGGGGTTAGTCTTCTTTGGTTTAACTACAAGACCGCCTTCAGCGAATCTTTCAGAGCCGGGTCTTCCTGTGACAGGCTTAGGGGTAGGTCTAGGGCCATCTACTCCACCACCAAGGCTAGGTTTAGGGGTAGGCTTAGGGGTAGGTCTAGGGCCATCTACTCCACCACCAAGGCTAGGTCTAGCAGGGGTCACTATTCTATCCTTGTTTGAACTTCCCCCAACAGAAGAAACTCCACCACCCCCACGGGTGCCTGTACCTTCTCTACGTTCATCTGCAGATTGCCCACCAAAACTCTTTGCAGCAGGTGCAGCAGCAGGAGTTGTCGTCACAGGAGAAGCGGCAGGTGCAGCAGCAGGAGTTTGTTTTGCTTTCTCTTCAATGGCCCTCATGTAGGCATTACCAGTACCCGCAACTTTAGAAAGTACCAAGCCTTGCTCTAGTGGAGAGATTTGTGCAACGTAAGCTTTAACCTTTTCAGTCAGTATCTTATAGTTTTCACTACCAGTAAGACCTTTAGATTCCATAATTTTCAAAGCAGCATTTGCATTTGCAATATTTTGAATGTCTTTATCTTTTCCTGTAAGGATGCCGATAAGTCCACCAGCCAAACCTTTTGAATCAGCTTCTTCTTGAGGCTGAAGAGCATTCATCCCAAACTCAAAAGGGTTACTGGTGATAGCATTGTAGTTTTGGTCTGCCCAAGAAGAGTATGCAGCAGAAGGGGTTGTATCTCTCTTATTGTCATCTCTCGATTTTCTTGAAGATTTTGGTTTTGTCGCACCTTTATTAGCGTCATAGGTATCTTGCAAGAATTGTGTCCAAGGAACAAAACCCGCAGGGATACTTCCCATTGCTGTACCAGACATGAAACTGATGTTTGTTTTTTCACCTGTAGTAGGGTTAAAGTAAAGACGCTCTTCAACAGGACTACCTACACCAGTACTACCATAGTTAGGAATTGTAAATTCTGTGCGGTCAAACGCAACACCGCCCTCAGCCATACCAGATGGTAGAGACATAGCTTGTGCCAGCATCTGTTCTTCTTCAGGGGTAAGCTCCTCGTCTTGCCCTTCCACAGGTACACCGCTATCATCTACAGGAACACCACCAATGCGTCCCTCAGACTCCATCTCCATCATGCCTTGCTTAGCCTGAGCGCGTAGGTCTTCGAAGAACCTTACACCATAATAACGCAGCACATCTGCAGGCACAACATATTCTCCGCCAGACAGCTTTGCATCTACATTATCACGAACTTCAGAAGCCAAAGCTCCGGGAGGGATGTTGTTGCCAGTTACAGGTTCTCTTGACATACCATCATCGGCCATGCCACCCTCTTGCATTAGTCTGTTCATCTGTTCGTCCTCTACCATGCCACCTTCGGCGTATCTGGGTTTAGTAAAATCAAATCTAGTTTTAGCTTCACTGATATCAATAGCTGTTCCGGGGGTATCTACTGGAAAAGTTTCACCGTAGGTATTTATAGCATCCCTATACGCGTGTTCTTTAAAAATCTTGTACCAGTCGTCCTTATCCTTATTAGCATAGTTTATCTCCCTTCGATAGACACTTATAAAGTCCTCATACTGATCCTTTGTAAGACCTGACTGGCTTAAGAATTTTTCAAAGGTGATCTTATCCTTATAATAGTTACCAAGGAGTTGAGCAGTCTGCATATCTTTTAAAAAAGACTGTGCTATGTTCTCAGGAAGTCCTGTGTATTCTTTAGACTTCTTTTTATTAGAAGCCATTGGTGTAGTATTTCGCGTTTCTTTAGAGACTACTGCCCCAGTCTGTTTTGCTAAGTCTGCAGTAGCTTTTTCAAGTCCGATTACATATGTATTGTAAAAATTTGATCCGGGATTGACAGCCTCAAAAAAAGCAAGAGAACCCGGTGCATATCTTTCTGCAGCAAGTTGTTCAATAGAAGGTATAAACACCTTGTCTACGTTAGAGTCTTGAGCATACCCAAGTACACCATCAAGAAGGTTTTCCACGGAGTCTTTAACATCTCCTATAGGAAGTTTTGTAGTGCCTTTGTTTTGTTTTTTATTGACCTCATCTGAAACACCTTCCAACTCGTAGATGATGTTGTTAATCCTATGGATGTCCACTCCTTCAGAACGTAGCAGGTTTTTAAAATCTTGCCTTACTTCATAGTCTACATATGGAGTTTTAGCGTAGGTTTCAAATATATTAGTAATGGCATTTTTTGATACTTCTGAGAGATCATCGGTTGGCCCGTCTTCAAGGTCTTTAGTAAGAATCCTTGAGAGTGCTTCTTTTTTTACTGCATCTGCGTCTTTTGCAGGCGTAGCTCTACTTGCACCTTTTTGCAGGTAGTCACTCTGAAATTCGTAAACAACTACTTCTTTGCCCCCAGTTTTTATATTCTCTTCTGTACCTATTCTTGTGTGTGCGACTACATCGTCTGGAAAGTGATATTGTCCAAACTTCTTTTTACTTTCTTCAGAGAGTGTAAAAGTAGGTAGGTCAGAGTTTTTCCTGTTTACGCGCAACAGAAGTTCTTTATACTCACGTTTAGTTGGGTCATACTCTTCATAATCTCGTACTTGAACACCCTCGTGTTTTGGTAGAGCTAAAACCTCAATCTTAGTCTCCCAAGTATTTGGTTCAATGGTAGTGAGTAATTCTTCCTTTGAGTAAGATTTATTTTTGTCTATCCCAAGATCAACAGTGTTATACTGAGCAGCCTTTGTAGAGGGAGACTTGTCCAAAAATTTAATAAACTCAGAACCTTTTAGGCCATTTTTTGGAAAGGTGATTTCATCAACAACATCTACCACTGGATTTCTGTAGGTGATATTAAAGGTCTTTTCAAACCTTTTCCTATCGAACTTTCCGCCATAAATTTTGTTTTTATTTAAGAACTGTTGATAATCCTCAACAGGTTTAGCTATCTCAAAAAGATCAAGGTAGTGTCTGAGTGCTGTGTTCTCATTTTCATACCCCCTAGACTTAAGGCCCTCAGTATCAAAAGTTACACCATAGTCCTTTTTTATTTCCTCAAGAACCTCTGGACTAGAGTAACTTTTATCTGCCATCTCTCTGATAGTTGAAACAGGTATATCCCCAAGATTTGAAAAAGGTATAATACTGTCTCTTGCAAAAGAAGATTCCATGTCTGCAAACACTGAGCTTGATGGGGATTTTTCAAAATTCTCATACTTAATGAGTTGCTCTTCTGGTACAGTGTAACCCCTAACAGGTTTCTCAAACTTACCCTCAAAGAATCTACTAGTTTGTTTCTTTGTAGGAACTTCTCCTAAAGCTTCCCTAGTTTGATTTGCGCCTAAAGGTAGTGGCAAACTACCAGACTCATCTGCTATGAACTTCCTTGCAGTCTGGGCCGCTTCTGGAAAAGCATCAACAGCGCCCTTAGCCACTAGCCCAACGCCTTTAACAGCAGGGATAACTCCCGCTACGGTCATCACATCACTAGCAACAACTTCTCTTGCTTTAGTCACCTGATCAGGAGTAGCCTCTTCATAGCTTACTCCGTACATACGGTTTAGTTTTTCATCTAGGTCTTCTGTAGCAACTCTTTTGATACTGCCAGCAGTGTCTTCAACGATTCCCTTGACACCTTCATAAGGATTTCTAACAAAATCTACAATGCCCTGTGCAAGACCAGTAGCCATATTCCCTAGTGTGCCATAGGTGTCTTCTCTAAGGGCTTTCTTTAGAGTTTCACCAGTGGACTCATACTCGTTATCAAGACCGTAGATGTTATCAAAGAAAAGGTCTGAGTAAGACAAACCTTTTTGTTCTGGTGTCTCTGCCCTAGCCTTTAGGTACGCGTCCCTACGATTTGACGGAGAGAAGGCACTCTGTGTTTGCTCATTTTGATCCATCTACATTCACCTTGTCACGAAGTTTTTGTAGTTTGCGTAGGGCAAGTAGTTCTCCCTGAGCGCGATATACCTCAATAGGGTCTTTCACCTGTTCCAGAGTTTTATAACACAGTTGGATCATAGTGTCAAGTTCTTTGAGGAACTCTGGCCACAGCTTAGGGTCATTCACAAGAAGCTTTAGACTCATTGCATAGCTCCACCAGTGTTGGCACTAAAGCCCTGCTCTCCGGGAACAGGCACAGAGCCAGTACCCATGTTACCACCACCAGAGCCAGTAGTATCCTGAGCCTGCACTCCTGCGGGAGCCTGTTGCCCTTGAGGAGCCTGAGGCTGTTGTGGTTGAGATGCTTGGAAGGTCTTAAGGATTTCAGCTTGGATAGCTGCACGTTGCATAGAGTTCGATACCTTATCAGGATCAAGCTCCATCGACTTGGCAATCTCACGAACAATGTAATCCAGTCGAGCAAAGGGTGCAAGCACTGGGTTTTGTACAACACTAAGGAACTGCATCAGACGCTGAGAACGTACTTCATTGGCCATCAAAGACTCAGTACCAGCAGCCTTCACCTCTAGGTCACCCTTAATCTCTGGGTCAAAGTCAAACTGCATGTTGAAGCTAAATAGTGCCTTACCAAGTGGGGCCAATAGATAATCATCAATGTTCTTCACTACAGTGCGGATAGAGCCGTTAGCTGCTGACATAAGCATAGAGATACCAGAAGCGGTACGACCTACACCAGAGATACCTGTCTGTCCATGTGCAAACGAGGGGAAACCAGTAGACTCATCCGCCAAGACACGAGCCTTGTCAAACATCTGCATATTCTCGTTAGACACGTTAGGGAACTTTGTACCAAAGATAGCTTGTCCCGGAGCGCCACCTTGACGACGAAACACTTTTCCGGGGTAAACTGTAAGGTCTTGTCCGGGAACCAGATTGGTTTCATCTACTTCAATCAGTAAGTTACCGCTAAGTGCTGCGTTATCTACAGCCATACGCATGAAGCCATTCATCAAAGTCTGAGTGTCGTCCATGTTCTCAGCAACGCCTACACCCCACATGGAGTAAGGGTTGACCTCATAAGGAACAACAAAGAATGGGATAATGCTGGGGGTAAAGGGGTTAAGGACTAGACGTAGGATACGGCCATTGCAGAGCCAGATGTTTACAGCAATATTGTCTTTGTCTTTCAGTTCTTTGGGGATATCGACTTTGTGTTCTTCAAGAGTTTTTCTTTCGACATTACCCCAGAACTCTAGAACCTCGAAGCGTTCAGTGGCAACTTGCTGAGCAGAGTCTTCCATTGCCTGCTCCCACCACTCTTTAGTGTAGCTAGGGCCAAACTTAAGTGCAGTCTCAATCTCATTCTTACGGAAGAAGGGGCGTTTGCCTAGCTTACGCAATTCGCTGTAGGACATCTTATGACGCTCAATAGCGTACTCAGCCTCTTCCATATTGTGTGCGTCCGGGTCAGGGTAGAAGTTCCAAACGGATACATTAGATACCATTGGTACAGTTTTGATAGTTGGTGAATAGGTACCTTCATCATCCCACTTGGGGTATTCCTTATCTACAGCAAATGGCCCCTTCATAATGCCAGTACCAAACAGGGCGCACTCTAGAGCAGTAGCACGAAGATGTTTGTTTGCCGAGGATTCTTCCAACTGATCATGGATTTTCTTTTCCATCTTCTTAGCTGCAATCATAGCAGGCTCGAAGGTGACCTGTGTAGGAGTCATACCGGGGCCACTACGAACTTCTTGAATAGGGCCAAGTTCATTCTTCATAGAACCAATACGTTCCATGTAAGTCTGCATGGTTTCTCCGGGAAGCAGCGGCTCAATACCAACAGCTTTCTCGGCCTTCTTAACCTCGTCGTTAGTCTCAATGTGGAATGACTCGACTACACCTTCTGGCAAGGTCGTAGGGTCAATAACAATCGGGAACCTACCATTACCAAAAAGAACTTCAGACATTTGACCATAGGCAGCAAGCACCTTAGTCTTAGTCACCTTTACAAATACACGAGACTTTTCCGAGTTGTTAAACTTTACATCTTCACCATAGATACCACGATAATTTTTGTATGCGGTAATCCAGCGAGTCTCTTCTGTCTTACGGGAAGTTTCTGCTTTACTGAAACGCTCCTCAACATATGCTACGATACCACCAGCAGGTTTATCTAGAGGTGTATCCCCAGAGGTATCTTCTACAGCCAGCATCTTAATGCCATCAGTCGAGAGGTTGTCTTCTTCCATCTTCATTTCCCGTCTAGGTTAGTAACCAAAGGTCAAATCAGCAATCTGAGAATCATAGTTGCTGTAGCTTGTATCCATATCAAACATGCCAGTACTTGGGCGAGTCATTACACCGTACCGCAGAGCATCGTAGAGGTGGTCTTCAGAGTTTGTATCCACATCTTCAGGGTTAGACTTGCTGAGGGGTATAGAGGGTAGCTGAGAGATCAGGTTTCGGCATGTATTAAAGATAACCATACGGGGTTCTTCCGTATACTCATCTATCTGTAGTCTTCTATGTATCTCGTTCTTACCTGCGATGCGTGATCCACGGCTTCTATCTGCAGGTCTCCAACGGCATCCCTTAAGGATCATACGTTCTGCAATACTTGGGCCAGTGTCACCACGCTTGTGCCAGAGAGAGGAGTCAAGTACACCATAACGAATCTTTTCTCCATACTCTGCACGAAGTACTTGGTCAGCCAAATCCTCTGCCAAAACTTTAGATACATAAAGTTCTCTATACACAATCAACTGACCACTAGGAGCAACAGCAAACCATACAATACCACTATAAGAGCTATAACCATAATCTGCTGCACGGAATCTTGGCCAATTACTTGGGATATCAAAAGGTTCAATCGTATGTATCTTGCGGTTAAACTCTGAGAATGCTGCACCTTCTGCTACATCCCAGTTGCCTTCAAGAAGTTGTTTACGTTGATGCTCAGGTAGAGACATCAGGTTAGCTTCGTACATCCCATCTTCGGCAAGGTATGGGTTATCATAAAGAGTAGCAGGAATAAACCTGCGTTGAAACAATGGCTCACCAGCACGAACATGGTTGTCTGGCCACTTAAGTATCTCACCTGTTTCTGGATCAATGGCCCAAAAAGCTTTACCCGGTTTTGCAGGGTCGATGAAAGCTTTCTTTACCCAACCATGTCCAGCACCACCGGGGTTAGTTGTTGCTCTTTGGTATAGTTTTAGTCCACTTGCTTTGGTAGTACGCAAACGAGAACGCATGTAGTTCCAAGCAAAAGGACTAGCCCACTGTGTAAGCTCGTCGAAACCAATCCAGTTGTACGCTTGGCCCTGATAGCGAGTAACGTCATCATCAGCATCAAGGTAACTCATCCAGAGTGTTGCACCAGATGGGGCTACCCAAGTCTTATCTCTCTCAAGAAACTTAATTCCGGGGATAGCCTTGGGGTACAACACTTTCGAAACAGACACAAGTTCCCTAAGTTCTTCCGTAGACTTACGAACCAGAAGCATCTTAGCGTGTTCGTTGTTGAGAAAGCGTACAGGGTCTGCTAACATAGCATAAGATTTACCACCACCAGCAGCACCACCATACAAAACTTCTTGTTCATCAGCAGAAAGAAAGGCTGTTTGAGGGCCATCATTAGGCTTAAAGATTACTTCTCTAGCCTTCTTTTCGTCAATCTGCTGTGGCTTCGGCTGTGCTGGTACTGTTAGTTTCACCTCTGGTTGCTGCTCCACCGACTCTGGCTTCAAGCTTTTCGGCTTTCGAGATGGCTTCTTTGTACCTTTCGGCAAAGTATCTGTGTGTTGCAGCTTCTGTCTTACGCTTGTACTCAAGTTTAATCCTCTTATACAGACCTACGTGAGAGATTACTCTTCCACTCTGTTCACTAAGCCAAGCTGCTACTGCACGATATGAGTAACGCTTAAGGTGTTTCTTTGCTTGTTCAAGAAGTTCCAATTCCTTAACGACAGGAAGCAGAACATCCTTATCTTCTGTGTCTTCTACATACCCAAAAGGTACTTGTCTACCTATACGAACAACTGGCTTCCACTCGAAGTGGTCACCATGATCTGTAGGTTTAGGTAGCTTCCATTCTTTTTTGATTTTTGTCATGTGAAATTTATACTATGAATGGCTCTACTTGTCAATCACTATTTTTAGCAGGAAGGATAAACAGTGGGGTATCAGTCTCAACTTTAATTTCTTCTTTAGCCTTGAAGCCACCACGATCTAGGATATCCTTAGCCGCAGTCATCTTCTCCTTGTTACCAAGAGCAGTTGGATCATTCATAACTTCAAACATACTGAATGCAGCCTTAACTCCAACATGGGCAATGAACTTCTTGGTAAGCTCAGCGATCTCATCCTCAAGGCTAGTCACAATGTCCTTAGTGGAATAGTTATCACTGTAGCCAGCCAGCTTCTTAGCTTGTACAAAATCACCCCGTGCCTCTTCAAAGAGGACAGAAAGAAATCTCTGTTGGTTATCTGTAAGCTCTCTAGCCATGTT